CCCGAGGACGCGCCTGCAACGGCGCCATGCCCCCAGGACCGCCCAACGCCCCCTGGGCACCCATAGGGGGCTGCCCCCCCATGAAAGGCCGCTGGACAGCCCCTCCAGGCGCGTACAAGGCCCCTCCGGCGTTCTTCTTCACCGGTTTCGCCTTGCCGCCGCGTTTATAGTCCGGGCCGTTCGGGGGAACGGTCGTGCTATCATGCACGTGTCCCCCTTCCGCGTACGTCTCGGCGTGCTTTTCTGCCGCCGAGTACGAGTGGCTCACCGAGTGAGTCCGCCCCCCTTTCGCATGGAAGTGCTTGTGCACATGGAAGTGCTTCGCGGCTTTCCCGCCCTTCTTGAAGCCCGACCGTAAAGGCGACGTGCCACCCGCCTCCTTCAACTCCTCCGTCATCGGGGTGCTGCGGTGGATAAGCCCGTGATCTTTGCCATACGGCTTGAAGTCTGCTACGCCGCCCCCCTCGTGCTCGCCGGAGATCGCGTCTTTGACGCCGGCTACGGGGCCACCTGCGGCCAACCGGTTGACGGTACCGCCTGTCGCAAGGCCCACCGTGCCACCTCCCCAGTTGTGATGACCCTTGGTTGTTCGGGTTGAATCTTTGAAACCTGACATAAATGCTCCTGGTTACGCGAGGTTGAACAACCCGTAAATAATGACGCTAAGCTGTTGCGGGGTTAGTTTACAACGCAGATAACTACAATTTCCAGGCGTCGCAGTCCACAGGTTGTTGCCTGAGCCATCGATAGTCACTGTACCGCTTGTGCCGCCATAATCGAAGATTGAGCCGACCCCGCCGCTCAATAAGTACAACAGAGGCAAAGAATCCCAGCTTCCGCGTTGCCCGTTGGTCAGGTCCGTGGAGAGATTCCAAATATACTGTAGAATGTTCCCCGTCACCGCAGTAGCGTTATAGTACGGAGAGCTGGAAGACAGTGGGCTGGCGGGAGAGTAATCCCCCATCTCCACCCCCACTATTGTGATAGGCACCGGCCAGTTAGAGAACACGTTCTGACTAGCCGCGATATCCGTCAGGCAATTAAATTCGGGGGTAGATTGAAACGCGTTCAGTAAATTACTAGGCCACCGGCCCGCCCCAACAACCAACCCTGTAGTGGCTTGGGAGATGAGCTGAGACCCCGTTAAGGGGCTGATGCTGTCTGCGGCAGAGTTCAAAAGCGCCGACAGATTAGTAAAGTACCCATTACCAACAATGACGGCCTTGGTGCCGGAAGCAATGTTGTTAGCCAACGCGCGGCGCAGGATTGTTACGGGGATATTACCCGCCGCTCCGAAGGAAGCTTGGGTATACGCTGCCGTCCCCCACGCGGCGGCTACCGTTTGCGCCTGAAAATGGTTCGTTACGACCAAACTAGCTTGATTCATCCCCAGCGGAATATTGCCCCGGCCGTAGTAGTTGTTGATGGCCTGCACCACTGCAGCGGAGTAGTTGAACCCGTCCACTACAGTCATGGCTTGGATAGTCCATAACCCTAAATTAGCCCCCCGATGCAGAAAGGCGTATCCCATCAGATTATCAGAGTCATCCGCACAATCGTCGTCGTAGATGATGTTCAACGGGTAGACCAGGGGCTTCAACTGCGGCACCCCCATACCTAACCCGTGTAGATACGCAATCTCACTCGTAGACAATTGAGACGTGAAAACCGCTAACTCGTCAATGTTCCCGTGGAAGGCGGATGGGGATGCAGCATTCTGCCGTCCAAGGTTGACCGCTACGGCAGAGCTGACACTGTCGGCGCCGAGCAGCGCGCTGATTGAGGTGGTATCCAACAACCCGTTTACTTGTATGGAAATGCCATTATTAGCGCTCGCAGCATTACCGTTAAACGACACTGCAATAAAGTAAGTACTGGTGTTCAACAGATCCGCAGAGGACGTACATTGGTTGAAATGCGCGGCATTCGTCAAGCTACACATCGTCACCTTGACAACAGTCTTAACTGTCGTCCAAGAAAGGCCTATAGAAATGCCTCCATAGTTGTTAGCCGAATCGCGATTTGACCACACAATGTAATCAGTGGCGCCACCGCTGCGGGTAACCGCAGGGTGGACTGCAAACATCACGGTCCAAGGAGTCGCAACGGAAGGTGACCAAATCGCACTAGCCGCTACGAAGCACGCACTCGTATTGAAAAAATAGCTGGGGTCGCAGTCCGGATTACTTACTAGCGCGGGGTTAATCAGGCCAAGACCGCCGCCGGGTAAAAGCCCGGGTTGCTGATAATTGGCTGCTATCGTGTTGGTAGCGGTAAGAACTACACCGCCTTTAAGATCAGTAATGTTGGGGGTAGTGTTGGACGGTATGGATTGTTCTGTGCAACGCCAAAGCCACTGCAGTGTTGGGTTGCTCAAAAGTCTATCGACGTACGGGCCGTACAGCAGGTTTCCTTGTCCGTCAACGAACTGCACCCCGTCAGTGTAGACGGCTTTCATAGCCGAAGAACTGACTAACAGCGCAGGTTGTTTAGAAGTGGTTTTAAGTGACGTGCCGACTACGGAGGCGACGGCCGCGTTAAGGCTGGGACTAGCTGCCCCGCCAATAGTCCCAGGTCCCTCAACTGGATTACTCATTACGTCAACCCTGACTGCACCACTAAGAGTTTGGCAGTTCCTGTGCCGGAGTTAGTAAGGATGCGCACCGCACGCGTCGGGGCGATCAGCGTTCCATTCGCATTAGCCGACTGCGCTGTCAGAGCACTATGGTTGATCCAATTGAACGGCCCTGGAGCGCCTCCAAAAACATCGTCAAAGGTGTACTGAACCGTGTAATTGAGTGCCCCCGTCAGCTCAACTGCTAAATTCACGTTGTACGTCGTGATGTACAGGTCTAGCGGGATCTCTTGCGAAGCCCCCGTTGCCAGCGTATCGGCCGTGACGTTGGTCCCCACGGCTGCACTGACCGCAATACTCGTGATCGTCTTGTAATTGAGGACAGAAGAAACGGTGCTGGCGTTGGGGCCGGCGAGCACCTCACTGATGACCCGCCCCTGCTGATCCGTCCCGGTCAACGTAAAATTGACGGCCGACAGGTTACCCGCGGACGTAATGCCCACAGTCCGCTGGGTGTCCAACGTTGCGATCCCGCCAGAAGCGAGGGTGCCGTTGATGAGCAGATTCCCTGCTCCTGCAGTCGTTTGTGCGGCTGCAATAGCGCCGACTACCGCAGCGACCAAAGCCCTGATTTGAGTGACGGGACGCATGGTTACCTCAGAACGGAGGCGTCTGCAGGAAGTTGGTACGTTCTTTCAATCCATACCAATAATCCACTTGCAGCGCGCGGGCAGCCGCAGTAGACGCACTAACGCCGGAGAGGAACGCAAGGAGCGTAGCCCCGGGGAAGTTCACAGGGGCGGGGATAGAACCCCGTGCGTTCGCTGTCAAGCCCGAGACGAGCGGGTAAGGCGGTGGCGCGCACTCCCACACAATGACCCCGTTGGGGGAATGGGGCGCATAAATGCCCCCGTCCCAGTACCACCCTAGCGTTGCGAAGTTGCCCCCAATGAGGCTCACCCCACACGCAATCGTGGTCACTACCCCAGCTACCGCAACGTTGATGCTGAGCGCCCCAGTGTTGGTCGTAGAGAACCACACTCCATCCGTAAGCTGTCCGCCAGTAAACGGCGTGGCAGTAACGTTTGTCATCCCCGCGAGCACCAACCCTAGGATATTATCCACAGATATCAATTGGCGAAAAAACCCGCGTAACCCTTTCACAATGGAGAAATGGCCCTGCTTTTGCAGTGAGGTAGGCTGTGACGCTACCGTGTTGATGCTGATAACCCCGCCATCTACCGCAGGTTGCGTAACCGTGCCTGCACCGCCGCTAGAAAGAGTAAAACCACCTGTGGTCCCCGGCGCAGTAGGGCCGAAATAATCATCAAAATCCTGAAAATAATTGTGGTTCTTGGTCCAGTCGTCTACCGGCTGGTCCGAGAACAACTCAGTATCGCGGGTGTTGTTCCACCCGAACTGCGTGCGGCTGACTGCAACATCAAACATGGTCAATACCTCTAGTAGAATTCCATGAAGGACACAAGGCCCTTGCCGCCGATTGCGATGGCCCAAACTGCATCCTGAGTCGGCAGATCATAGTTGATCCCGCCTGCATTGGTCCCGAACGGCGGGTAACCCGTAGTGGCTCCTACAGACGTGTCCGCAATCAAAACCGGTACACTACTCGCCAACGTCAACTTACTGCGCGTAGACAGCGCCGGCCGGATCTGCACCGCAGCCGATGGCGTCACCACTATCTGCCCGGTAGCAATCAGCGGGGAGGTGTCAGTAATGGATGCCATCAGCTACCCGGCGAAGCGCCCCGCGCGAGACATAGCGACCGTGCGCAGAGGACGAGTCCACGCAGGGGGGCTAAGCGTAACGCGGGGCGCCTCATAACTGACTACGGGACGACTCTACAGGCCAGGGGTTCCAAAAAGACACCGAGGGTCTGTGAACGAGGGTATATAGCGTTCTGTCGCCTTGTAGCGCATGGAATCAGTTTCGAAGTCCCCTTCCATGCTCTTCTCCAGCGTGCGACGCATGGCGAGCTTCAACCCCTGGCGCACGTCAGTCTGCACAAACCACGCAGTCTGCGAGGTGAGCCGCGCAATGTTGGCCTGCCCCTTCGGCAACAGCCCCAGAGACTTGATCGGGTTCACATCGTTGTTGGCCGTGCCCGCCCGCAGAACGCTCTTCAAGAGCACCTCACCCTGCATCACGTTCGAGGGGGACGTGACGAGCTGCAGCGGCGTTAAGCGGATGCGCTTACCGTTGTTGTCCACCGCGTTACGCACCTGGATGAGCATCTGCTCCAGCGACGTTTGTGAGAGTGCCGCAGCAGTCGTGAGCTGATTCGAGAACGTACCCGCAGGAGGTGCCAGGGGGTGGTTGGTCGCAATCAGTGCGACACCATCGCCGCCCGGAAAAGCCGCATTGAAACCGTTATTCAATACGTTTGCACACAGAGTCTCTTTCGTCTCAACGAGGGATTGCGCCAAGTGCTCCGCGTATATGGTGCCGATCTTGATGTGATCGCCGTCTTCCACCAACACCTTGGTGAGCGCGAAAGCCAAACCGAACACCGCGTACAGGTAGCGCTGAATGAACAACACGCCGCCTGACTGGTACGTGACGGGCGTGCCGTCCGGCAGTGCAGGCGCTGCACCCATGCCAAAGAGCACGGGCTCTTCATGGTAGTTGCGCGGTGTACCGCGGAACTCGCGGAAGATCATTTTCCATTCATCAGCGCGCTGGTCATAGATGCCGTCGAAAGTCTCGTTGAGGATCGGCTCAACGACTGAGCGGAAGTCGGTACTCCGCATGGGAAGGGCCATAGTAGTTCTCCTGTGGCGTTAGGTTGCGGAGTGGGTTTAGTACGAGACGCCGGGCAGCGGCAGGTCTTGATGCAGAGCAATCTCGACGATCACCTGCGTGAACAAATCAGCAGGGTTGTTGTCGATCTGCTGTGCAAAACCTACAATGCGAAGTTGGTTGAGGTTAGTGGAAGGCGGAACCACTAAGCTATTCGCAGTAGTAACGTCCACCGCAACCGTAGAGAACCCCGTCACCGCGTTTCCGTTGGCTGAGCCGTTGGTGCTGAATGACACCAAATTGCCCATGGACGTTGCGGGTACTGGGCCGTTAGCTTGCGCTTGGTATCGGATGCGCGGGTCACGCGTGATCCATGCGACCGTTTGGCTGTTCGCAAACGGTACCGTAGCCGCCGGCCAGAAATTGGAAACCGTACGTCGGCCGGTAGCAAGGGTGAACTCTACCCCTTGAAATGAACCCAACAGTTTCATCGCATTGGTTATGCTGCCGGAAGCGAGCCCCGCTCCTTGTGCAGCCACCAGCACAATGTTGGACGTAGGAGTCGCTACGTCAACGCCTATCGGCGCATTCAGAAAGATGTTGTTGGCGTAGCCGCTCGCGATGGTATACCCACCAAGAGGCTGACCCCCGCCAGAGCCGAACGCAGGCCGGACTACGCCGGATTCGTGAGCAACGGGCGCCAGCCCGTACGGAGCAAGAATGAGTGACACGGTGAGAGCCTCACAGATGAGAGAGTCATCCGTTAGCCCTCCAACTCTTCGGATTCGCAGAAGTTGGGGGCATCACGGGCCTGTCCCAAATCTTCTGTGCCAGGGTCTACCTGCGGCGCACGCATCTTGCCGCCACGACGCGCAGCCTGTGCTGCGACTTCTCCCGTCTGAAGAGCCTCGTTGTAGATGCTCTCTTCATTGCGGGCGGGTTCGTTGTGGTGCAGCTCTTCCATGAACAGTTGGTACGTACTCAAGGGGAGTTTCATCCCCACCATCTCACGCCACGTCACGACCCCGGGGAAGTCCGCTGACTTCTGATCGGTGTAGGTGAACTCGGGCACTTCGGCCCGCGTGATGAAGGTATACCCCAACTGCTCACGCCCTTGTGGCGTATCGGAAGGATGCGTTGTGGACACCCAGCAGACATGATAGCCAGGAATCCGCGGTAAATTAGGCAAAGAAGACTGGAAATTTGCACGCTTCAACAGTTCCACGCGCTCACCATCAGTCAACTGCCTGCGCTGCGTAATCGCACGATCTGACATCGCGCGATCTTCGCGGCTGGCTGCATCCTTCCGGATTCGTCTAATCGGTTGTCTTGGGTTTGCCATAGGTGCTCTCGGTTACTTCGGGCGCCGTCCGGCTTCGCGATCGTATCTCGCGTAATATTCGAGTTGTCGTTTACGGGCTACGGGGTCATCCCATATCCCTTTCTCAATCATGGCCGCTTTGCGGTCCTCGTCGATGTACACCTCGCCTTTGACCAAGGTGCGCTCACGGCCACCCACTTTGATCGTAGGGCCAGTCGCACGGCGGGGCGCGCCATTCGATTTTCCGTTGCCGTTCACGCGACGAGTACGCGAGGCGGGTTCGTCATCCTCGTCGTCCTGTCCGTGCCCGTTGGCGTAACGCTCAGGCAGGCGCTTAGCGAGTCGCCGGTCGACTTCTTCCCAATACGCCTCCGTGCTGGGGTGCAAGCGACCTTCCCCGAAGAGGCGCCCTTCGACTGCCTTTACGATCGCAGAGTCCTCGTCACGTCCTGCCGGGTCAAACCACGCATGCTCGCGCTGCCACTCTTGTGCACGGCGGGCAATCGTAGGGTCTTGTGGGGGCTGCTGCGTCGCTTCCCGCTGTCGAGCCTGCCCATTCTGTACGGTCTGCTGCTTGACCGTCTGGTACTGCCGCAACCCCTCACGGAGCTCGTCACGGACGCGCAAAGCTTCCGCGATAGCGCCCTCGTCGCCGGACTTGACCGCTTGGGCGAACAGGGATTCCGCTTCCCGCACCTGCTCTTGGGCAGTCGCAATGCGGCCATCAATCGCAATGACGTCGCTTTGGGTCTGACGCGACTCTACCGCGGCCATCCGCTGAGAGTACCCCCGCTCCAGGTGCTCATTGCGGTGGCGCAGAAACGCGTTCTCACGCTCAGTACGCTCAAACTTCTCGCGACGCTTGCGGCGCTTCTTCTGCTCGCGACTGAGGGGCTGCCCATCTGCAGGCGCATCTGGGTCTTCCTCTGCGTGCCCCGTGCGCTCCTCACGGTTGGGGTCTTCCTCACCCCCCTCTTCGTCGGCGTAGCGATAATCCTCACCCGCACCTTCGTTGACGGGTTGCTGCTCGCCAGGGGGCGCGTCATCATCGTCCGCGCCAGGGCCGACGATCGTTAAAGCTTCTTCAGTGTTGGTTTTGGTATCTGCCATGTAGTAGCCGGACGCATAACGTCATCACGACGTGTTGCTCCGCCTTCTGTCGTCCTCAGATGTACGCCACCATATCGAGAACCTTGTCGTCCGGAATCCGCCCTTTCATGACGAGATCGTCGAACAGCACAAACAACGCCTTACCGTCTTCAGAACCCGGCACGTCTACCCACCAGCGGTCACCGCCATACTTAGGCACCCGCACATAATCCCCGACCTTGCACCACGGGCCTTCAGGCCACGCCTGCAAAGTCTCTCGATTGCAGAACGCGACCGGTCCCGTAGCAACTACTTTCGCTACCTGCATATTCCACAGGTCCGTCTCGCGCGACTCCTCAGGCAAGTACAACCCGCCCTTGGTTCGCCGCTTGGGCGTACGGATCTGCACCAGCACATCCTGCCCGAACGGAATCAACCCCGGGTCTGCCTCGGGGAAAGCTTCTTCCAACGAATCGTACTGGATAGCCGACTTCGCGAACTTCGCAATCGCAACGTGTTCGAGCTGCTCCGGCGACACCTCGCGATTAGCGGGGATGCCAAAACCGTCTCGTTTTTCACGCCTTGCTGCGATGTCGTCCGCCATCTGCATCCTTCTCGGGTTCGTTCAAAATCCGTTGCAACAGCGCTTCTGCTAACCGCAGGCCCTCTAGGCGTCCAACAGCTTTCCCGTACTCGAAGGCAGGATCTTTGCCTTCCGTCATACCTTCTAAGCTCTCGGTCGCCACTTGGGCGCGATACGCTCCCAACTCACCGATGTAACGATCTAAAACGGACACGCTAAGGCTTTGAAGAAAAAAGTCAAGCGCTATAGACGGTTACGCGTCCCGCCCGTGCTGTGTCCACCAACCCCTTCGTGCTTCTCGTGGCCCCCGCCTGTCTCGATGTGTTCGGTACGCATTCCCGAGACGTGCTCGGACGTATTTTTCCCTTCATGAACAAGGGAATGCACGCTGCCCGAGTGCCCCGCATGGCCGGTGTGCCCCGTGCCTGGATCCGTATGGTGTTCGTGGGGTCCGCGGTGTCCGTGCTTGCCGTGCCCGTGGTGTTCGCCGTGCTTCATCGAATGCCCTCCGGTGGAGTGAGAGACTGAGCCGCCCTTCGCGTAGCCGTCCGCATGCCCGGTCTGCGCCATCTGCTGATGCTTGCTGATCGGGCCTGAGCTGTACGGATCTTTCGGCATGGGTTTAACCTCGCGCGAGTGGGGTGTCCCGCGCGAGCGTAGCCGTTTCAACCGCAGAAAGCTATTTCCCAGCCCCCGTGACATGATCGCGTGCCCAAAACCCCGCTTGCTGCATGTTGGTTACCGCAAGCGCCAACTCGCGGCTCTGCCCGATCTTGCGGCAGGCTAGGATGAAATCCTCCTCCAAGCTCTTCAGCTCCGTAAGCTGCAACTGCTGCTCGTAAGACAGCGGTTTGGGTTGGTTGCGAGTCGCTTCGTCGGTCATAAAATCCCCCAATCATCCGCAAGCAGATCCGCCTGATTCGCAAGCCAACCCATTTGGATCTCCCCCGTCGCGGTTTTCATCGTAATACAGGGGAGCACAGTTGCCACACCGCCAGGTTGCCCATTGGCGAAGTCTTTGTTGGGGGGTGCCCAAAAGCTAGCGGCGGGCAAAGCCTGCACTCCAGGGGAATACGCCAGCCACATCCCCTTGCCGTTCCACCCAATACGAGCAACCCGCTTGCCCGCTTTCAACGCGGTAACCGCTTCTCCGATGTTCATACGACTTTCTTCACATCGCCCTTGAGTCGCGCACCAATCCCCTTCAGCCATGTCACCACGTGAGGGCTCTGCGCTGAATGCGTCACGTTGGGGGCCAACGCATGCACCACGTTTTCGAGCGCCGTGACGCGATCTTCCAAACTGGAAGCGTTCGCAGCGGGCTTCGCAGCGAACCCGATCGGCGGGTAGTTCTCAGCCTTGTAGCCGGCTGCGATGTACTCCGCCAGCGTCGGCCCGTCCGTCCGCAGTGGCGCGTCTTTTGGCGGGGGCGCCTCTTTTTCCCATGCTTCAGTCATAGTCAACTCCTTAATAATCGTTCTACCAAAGATAGTCTCTATCAAACAGCTCCGGAACAGCCATCACTCAGGCCCTCCGCGGCCCGCAATACCCGTGCCGGTGGACAGGTCCGTCGAGTGACCAGTCTCAATCTTCGCAGCCGAAATCTCAAGCGCCGTGGTGTTGTCCGCTGCGTTGATCTGCTCCTGCGATTGGATCTTAGCCGCAGTGTCCTGTGCCTCGCCTTGCTGCTCCATCGCTGTTTGTTGCAGCATCGCCTGATTCTTGGATTGTACAGTCTGCTGGTCCTGCTGACCTTTCGCCTGGATCGCTTGTACCTTGCCTTGTGTGTTCTCCTTAGCCACCGCAAGCGCCGCCTGCCCCGGGTCCTGCATCGGGGGTGGGGACAGAGACTGCAGGAGCTGCTGCGCCTGCTGGATCGCGGGCGGTATTTTCGAGAGCACCTGCTTTGCGGTGTCCATGACGTGGTGGGACGCTTCCGCCAACAACTGATCCATCTGCTTGGACGTCTCAGGATCTTGGAATGCGGTGAGCTTACCCAAATCCTGCGGTTTGCCCGTAGCGTCTGTCGCGGCTTTCGAGCCCAGCTCCACCGTCGTTGCCATGTACCAGTAGGCCAAATGCTCCACTAAGTGCGCGAGTGCTGCGGGGATGTACTTCGGCGCAATGATCGAGAGCATCCCAAAAAACGGGGAGAGCATGTAATCCAACAACACCTGGATATGCGCCAAGTGGTCCTGCTCCGGCTGCGCAATCACCGGGCGCCCCAGTGTCATCGCCACGTTCTCGTTGACCGCATTCAGCTCCTGCGCCTGCGTCTCCGGCTTGAGAAGATCCACCGCATTAGGGATCTTGGTCCGCTCCAGGATAAGCGTCTCCACTTTACGTGGATCGTATAACTCGGGATGCAGATCAGCACGTTGTTGAATAATTTGGAGCTGTGCAAATCTCTGGATATCCGAAAATACCTGTGGATCCGAGACGGGGACCACATCAACAGGACCCTCATAGTCGGCCCGGTAGGCCAACATCTCACCCGTATCATCAAGTATTTCCTCATCCGTGATATACATCCGGTTGATACGGTGCAGGATACCGATCAGCCGATCCATCGCCCCGTGCAGGCGCATGTGAATAGCCGACAGGACTTTCAAGCCCTGCTCAATTAACGCTAACGTCGTGCCCACCGGCATGTTGGGCGAGCCGTCTTCCGAGAGGTTCTCGAACGTGGTGCGAACCAGCGCCTCGCCCTGCTCGGTGCACCAGCCCAAGAGCTGATACAGCATCGTAGACGGCGGGTTAAAGGGTACCGCCATCAGAATCTTGCGGATATCCTGATCGCCGATCGCAGCTCCCTCAATCTCCGTCACGCCACAGACGTTTAGGTTTAACGTCTGTCCGGACGAGGCTGCCCCTTTGAGTCGTAGCAAGGTGGGTAGATTGTTGACATGAGCAGTATCCAACAACGCCCGGAGTGAGCCCGTGCTGGCGCCGGCCAACGATCCTGCGTAATGAATGAGCCCCACCGACTGCGCACCGCGCCACGGCAGGCACTCGAAGTCCACGAGCCAGCACAAGTTTTCGCACTTCTCGTCATATTCCTCCCAATTGCGCACCGCACGCAGGATCTCCCGCGCGAGCGGGTCTACCTCGATCAAATACGGCTTTGCCCCTTCGCGGGAGATAATCGAGTCAATATCCGGGTCTGCGTTACGCTGATCGCCCGCCACCCGTAACCGGTCTGTGTCCTCCAGCTCCGCAAGCACCTCCACCACATAAATGCGCCGCACTCCATCTTGGTTACCCGCACTGGTCGTGTCCTTGCCCTGCACCTTGTTGGTAGTCTTCTCCGCCTGCGTGCTTTCCGGTACCTGAGATGCTGCAATCACCGAAGTTTTCGCGTAGTACCCTTGCCGGATGCGGGATTCCAACTCATGTTGGGTAATCGTATCAATCAGCGTACGCCGTTCGGCCGAGTAGAAATCCGCCGCTGCATCCGGGATGAGCACCTGATCGATGGGCCAGAACGTCGGGACGGGCCGCTTTTTGTCCGAGTCGTACACCAAGCGCATGTACTGGCTGCCTGCGGGCAACTGCTGCGAGAGCAGCTTTTCCAGTTGTGAGCGGAATTCCGGCATTTGCTTGCGGAACTGCCAGTTCATGTGCGCGGTTTTGCGCTCTGCCTTCTCCACGCGCTCCGGGGTGCTCTTACCCGGTATCCAGTCCTTCACCGGACCATTGGGCGGCATCAACTCACCGATCGTGTGTGACTGGTAATACAGAATCGCTTTGGACAACATCGGATGCGTGGCTTTGGAGCCCCCGTCAAAGGCGGGTGCACTGACGTCCTCGCCGGCTAATCCCGTGCGTTTGATGCCCTCGTCATACTGCTTATCCCGCCCTTTGCGAGACTCTTTGTCGTACTCGATACGCTCCAACAACTCCGCAGTAAACTGCGAGAGCTGCGAGGGGTCCAGTTCCGGCACCAAGTTGCGAAAAAAGTCCGACTCATCCGCAGGGGGTTCGTCTTCGTCATCATCAGTCTTGACGATCGCGCCGCCATCATCCGTGTCCGTCACCCCGGGGGAGGATTCGTTCGGCTCACCGTCTGAGGGGTACGGCGAGCTGTCTTCGTCATCAAGCGCCATCGTCTAACTCTTTAGTCGGCTCACGCGTCATCTGCTGTGTCACGGTCTGTTTTATTGGCGCCATCCACGCCTCGTACCGCTTGTGGAACTCTTCGTCAGTGCAGGGGTAAATTTCCTTCTCCCCTTGAATGCACCAGTCACCGCAGTTAACGCGTACTGGACCATTCAGAGTATACGCATGCAGTGCGCTACCCGACCGCATCAACAACTCCGGGGTCGCCCACGGCGGCCACTCAGCCTCTGGCTGGCCGTTCCAGCGAAATGCTTCGATCAATCTAACTCGGGTGCGATAGGTCATACGTTAGCCGTCATAAGGATTGCTCCGCCGTTGCTGCTTGAGACGTTCTGCCGCCTGCGCAACCGCCTTGGCAGGATCCACACGCACTGTCAAGCGAATATTGAACCGCTGCATAAAGAAAAGCAAAGCCTGCGTTGCCGTATCGAGTAAATCGTCGTGCGTAAGCGAGCCCTCGCCCACGTAGGTGCAGAGCTGCGTGATGACCCCATCCGCCCAGTCACGAGGCTGCCCCTGGTTCCGTAGGCTCTCTACGACCCATATGCGCCCTGCAGAGACGAGGGGCGAGGCGCCATGAAGCTTGGACAGCTTGTCCATGTCGGTCGGGTAGGGCTGGCAGATGACCCCCTCAACCGCGAGCATTTGGATGAGCGACTTCCCGGAGCCGGTGTCCTCGACCAAAATCAAGTCAATCGGGCGCCCGGTGTGCTTCGGCCGCTGTGCCCGCGAGATGATCGCCGGGCGCAAGAGCGGCTCGTTCGTATCCCCGTAGGTGAAACTCTTCTCAAACTTCACGCGCCGGATCAGCTCAGGGAAGCCCAAATACTCCTCCCACGCCTCCAACAGCATGATGTGCTCGCGCCGTTCGTGCTCGAACAGACCCCACACGGTGCACGCAGTGGGGTCGCCGGTCTGCTCTTTCTTGTCCCAGGTTTTTTCTGTGAACGCCGTGTCGAGTGACATCAGCACAAAACGAAATTTGGGCAACGGCTTGCGCGCGGGCCACAAACGGATATCGGAGCGCTTGACGAAGCCGCCTTCCTCCGGGTCGATCAGCTCCCCGTACAACTCCTGACGACCGATTTTCGTCCCTTCGTACTTGGCGACGTTCTCGTAGAAAATGTCAGTTAGGTTCTCCGCATTCTCGTAGGTGCTACCGGAAATAGTGAGAGAGCGCTTGAGGTTCATCAACATCTTGATGAACGGTTTGGGCTTAGGAGTGCCCGTCCAAAACACCTGCGGGTGATCGCCCAAGCGCAGCCCGAAGATCAGGTTATCCCATGTCTTTTCCGGGTAGCGCCATACTGCCACTTCATTGCATGTCGCCCGATGGCACTGCGGACCCCGCAGGCGCTCCGGGGTGTCTGCGGAAAACCCGCGGATGATCGCCCCGTTTTTCAGCGTAATAACCGGGGGCGACTTGGTGGAGTCCTTAATCAACTGCTTGGGGATGACTGAGTGCAACCCAGTAGGCCCGTAGAAGTCCACCCCGATCACATCCTCATGCGTAGGGGATACTACGAAGTTATAAGAGCCGGGGTCTTGCGCCGCTTGCTGCCCTAGCCAATTGGATGACGAGAGCGTCTTACCCCAGCCGCGTCCCGATTTGATACCGAAAAAGTCCCACTTGTTGTCGTCTGGCGGAAGCTGCTTCCGGCGCGCGGTCGCTTTCCATTTCAGGCGCCAATTGAGTAGCGCTAAATCGTCGACAGAGAACTTAGCTAGATTCTCCCGCAACGTTTTCGGGTTGCGGATATCAAGAGCAACCGCGGCCACTACTTAGGAACAGGCGTCAAGAACTGAATGATGTTCTGCGCCTTAGCGATATCCGACAACCGCGCCTCGCGCGTGTGGTACGGGCTGGCCGGCGTAGTCGCAGTCGCGGCAACTGCCGGCTGGATCTTGTTCAACAAGCGCCCTAGCTTTTGCAGAAAGGGTTCGCCGTTGGTGTCGAGTGCAACATCGCATAGGGATGAGATAGTGCAGTCCGTCTCGTGCGTGAACACCGTCGCAGTTAGCACGTCCACGCCGCGGGCAAGAGAATATGCGAAAGTTTGTGAGAAGCTCACGTTGTTTTCTCCGCGGGCTTTTGTGCGTAGCTGCTGAAGCGCATTCTAATCAAGTTACCTAACTTCCTATCGGTCGCGGGGTGCGGAAACATTCTCACGATAACGTAAGCACAACCCATACGTTTCAATGTATTCTCGAAATGCGGCTCATCCCCGATGAGCGTGTAGTACTCCTGTCCGTGCTGATCGCGTGGGCCAATCGGACCCTCTTCCCACTGGATGCCCTGCGCTTTCGCAAAGCTTGCCCACGCCTGTTTACCATTCATGGTGAAAGCACCTGACCTACTGCGCCGAAACCTAAACAATCCGGGCATTCAACAATACGGGTCTTGATGGGTGCCTCCCGCGGTTGACAGAGCCCATCAAGTGCTACAGGAGCCGTAGGGGTACCGAAGTCTGCGTACGCCTCTTGAACCGTCCCCGTATTCTTACATCGCCGGCAGTACATTTGGCACCTCCTTAGCTGCGCGCAGTTTAGCGTTATCTTCCAACAGCGCACCGATCTGCACGGTCATGCGCATGAGCGCTTGTGACATCTCGCTATTGTTCTTCAACATCTCCGCATTTTGTTTGAGTAGCTCATCCAAGCGAGCCGTGAGGGTTTCGTTGGATTTCGTCAGCTCGGCAAGCCTGCCAGCATCCGCGCCCGCTGATGCAAAACCGCTGGGCGCGGAGGGTCGGTTACCGGCAAGCTTGCCAAGACTTTCCTGCGTGGGCGGCTGGTACGCCGCTTTGATGTTAGCCAACTGCACCCGCTGCGCGATCTGCGCGTCCGACAGCCCCAAGTGCTTGTAGTGTGCGCCGGCTTTCCTCGCATCCTCGGGCGGGTTGCACGCGAGGCAGTTCACCCAGGCCCAGCGCATGAGACGTTTGGCCCCCACCCCGCCCGCGCCAAAGAGCGGCTGCGCCTTGCTCCCACCGCCCGCCGCGACGAGTCCGGGAGTGAGCCCGTTCTGGCATTCCGGGTTCCTGCAGTCAGAACGCGCCCGTCGCCCCTGAGGGGCCGTCTGCGCTCGCGAGGCAAGTTCTGCGAGCCCTACGCTACGATCAGGGGGTTGCGCCACGGCTAGCCCTGCAGCGTCGCATAGGGAGCGCCATCAGGCTGCAGGAGGTTTCCCACTACTGAGAAGTTCGCTCCAGGGATTGCGACCCGGGTCATGATTTTGTATTGACGCGCAACCACAGGGTTGATATCTGGACCGAAACTCTGGTCTTCCTGAATGCGCTCCTGCACTGCATAGCGCCAATACAGAACGGGTCGATCCGACTTGCACGTCAGGTACAGTTTGTGGAATGAAGTGCCCATCGCCTGTCGCAATCGCTCTGGCGCATTCGGGACAGTAGCCGGCGCGAGCAGCCCCAACGTACGGTAGGGCCGGTATTCGTAGTCTCCACGCTCCGGGTTGTACACCGCGTGCGCATTGCGATGATCGCCGTCCCGGCAATCGAACAGACGTTCGACGTACTCCACTAGCTTTCCGATTGAACCGAATGGCGCGAAGGGCGGCGCTGATTCTGCGTGCAGCACCACTGAATCCGGCCGCTGTGCCCAACCTTTCTCCAGCGCGGTCACCCGGGCGCTCAGCTCCAGATAGCTACGCTGGATTGACGGAATCAGCGATGCCTCGTTGCGTGCTTCCGCTAGCTCGCGTTCCAGAGCAGAAACACGGTTTTCTAAGTCACTCATAGAACAGGCACCTTTTTACCGTTCTCCAACCACCACCCGATTTTGTGCCCCGAAATTAGCGCTTGCGGGCCATTCTGCCATGCAAATACGTACTTCAAATTATCACACGAGTTACGCCACGCAGACCAGCAATACGCCCGCCACCATGCCGGCGCATGGGGCATATACAACGAAGTCACGCCATTCACCCACACCAACGCATATTGGCCGCTTACGCCGTCTTCGGGGTTGTCGTAAATACACCCTAAGGGTGCGAACTGCCAACGATCGATAGTGCGCTTGCCGTCTTTGATGGAAGGGAGCGCGCTGACGAACCACGCTTGCCGCACGCAAACCGGAATGAGGAGCACCCACCCTAGTACCGTGAAAAACAGCATGATGAGCTGCACTATTGCGTACCACAGCCAGCCCAACACGTTCACGGTATACCTAACTTCGTTAACGCATCCTCAAATGACAGGCCAATGCGCAGCAGCTCGTCTACTTTCTCCATGTCCACATTCAAGCAACGCTCCGCCAGCGCTTGAACTTCCTCAGCCGGCCCTACGTAAGCGTATTCCTTATACCCCCCGTTAAAAAGACTTTTTCGTCGTACGTACAAACACTCATGCCCCTCCGGTATCGGTCGGGGATCGAACACCCCTTCAATAACGCTAATCATGTCAGACAACTCCCTACGCGTTTATCGTTAGCCTCTAATGCCCACTCACCCTCATCCAATGCGGGGCACTCCACAATGTTAACGTAGGGCGCGAATGGATTTTGCTTGGTGTGCGCCAGGATCGAAAACACGACGTTACGCGCCTGCAGCAAACGGATCGTATGCACGTACAGCGTGTACGCGAAGGACGGCCCCACATCGCGTGCCGCCATCTCCAGCGTAGTCTTGGAGAGCGCAAAGTAAGTACTGCCGCCGCGGCCATCCATGAGTGGCTCGTAATCGATGCGCTCTTCGCACAGATCGAAATAGCGCTTGGAGCGGGCGCGCTCCGCGATCTCCGCATCCAATCGGTCAATGTTGTTATGGCGGGTCACAGCTTAACCCCGCACTCATCGCACTTCTCTTTCAAGAAGTCCAATATCTCCAACCCATGCCCGTTACACATTACGCCAGCAGCCTTGGTAAGTGCATACAACTCGTCCTTACTGGCGATATCGATACGAACTGAGAACGGTTTGAACGTCTCCCCTTGAAAGGGTAGTTCGCGCACGTTCATGCGCACTCCTCGAACAGTCGATCCAATGCGTCAGTCAGCTTGTCCGCACTCACTGTGCGGCTCGTAGCGCCGCTGGGACACGTCAGCCGGTAAGCCGGAGGAGTAAACCCGATCGGGGTCACTTCGTCCGGATACTGGTACAGCGCCCATCCTTCGCAGCGAACCGTCTCTACTTTCAACTTACGCTTCACGGACACCCCAACGCATGCCACCGTTGCCACTCACGCGGCCACACCTTATGCGCCTCGCGTTGAAGACCGTACCGGTATGAGCGCTCTAGCCAACGCGAGAACTTCTCCGCCGCCAACGCGTGCCGCAATCGAATCAACGCCCGCCGCGTGGTCTTGTTGCCCAAATGACTACGCCTACGCTTCACGACGACACCCGCACTTTGTCACCCCACGCCAAGCGCCGATGGGGTCTAACACATTCTGATTGGAGCAACTACCTGCGTGACGCGGCAGCGCCCGAAACGCGCAGAGCTGCGTCACCATCGCGTACAGCTCCTCTGGACCGATAGGCGGATCGCAATGCGCCCAATCACGCTCGAACCGCAGGCGATCGAGAAGTGCTGCGATATCAACCCGCATTTCAGTACCTTCGAAGCTCATCATGAGTCTCCAAAGTCCCCGCCGTCGCTAGAGCGGTTAATCGCGTCGCGGTGCAGCCGCTCCTTGAGCAGATACCCCTCCAACATCCAAACCTTGTCCTTCGCATGCTGGCGCGCGATCTTCGCGCCCAAATCAGCATCGAAGTTCTCCGGGCTCGCGCAAGCGCTCTCTCCGGTCACTGTAAAACCGTTCTTCAGCACCAGCACGCAGATTGTCAGCAGCGCCAGAGAAGGCATCTGTGGGCAGCCCTGGGTCGCTTTGTCGGCCGTGAACACGTACTCCGCGGCAATGGCATCTTCGATCATCTGCGGCGTCACACGCGGTGCGGTCAAACCTTTAGCGATAATCTCTTTCTCGATGTCTTCGTTGCTCACGGGGTTTCTCCCAAAAAAAGCTGCATTCAACAACCCGCCGCGTGGCGGCTCACGAACCTCAATCTCTACCGTTTCCAGACTGTCAGGCGAAAGATAAGGACGGCGCAGCCACGTCCACAAACGTTGGTACCACGCAGCTCGCGGGTGAGCTGCGGCAAAGAGCGCTACGCCGTCCTCGTCCATGTGAATGTTCCTGTGAGTTAACTAAAGTAAATCTGCTTGCGCTTTTCGGTCACGCTGCCGGACAGCGTGCCGTGGCACTGCACTTTGTAGATCGTGCCGTTGGGAGTGCCCTTGCCGATGTTGAGCGCCTTCAGAGGCACCTGTGCCGTGAAGTACGTGTTGGGCTGGGTGCCCGCAGGCTGTTCGATCACGTAGCCCGCCGCAGGCTCACCCGGCAGTCCGCCATCGCCCGCCTGTTCGATGAAGATTACCCAGCTTTCACCTTCAGGGCCGGCCAAATCCAGGTTGAGCGTAGTGTACTCACTGACGTCATAGGACGAGTTCGGGAACCACCACTGATTGCCCCCTTGGCTGGCAGAGTTGAAAGTAATGCCGCCGTCCGCATTGCCGTACTGGACTGAGTTCTGCCCATAGGCGTAATCGCCCATGCCGTAGAACACCCCATCCATGAGAATGTTGGGCGAGGTGGCGTTGCCCGTGCCGCCCGTGGGGGTCACGCCATTCGACGGCGCAGAAACCGCACCACTGGTGCCGTCCGTGTAATTGGCAACGACCGTGAACTCGTTGGGACTGCCGCCCCACCCGGGGTTGCCGCCGCTGACCAAGATCGGGGATGCAGGCGCACTACCCTGAATCCAGCCTTGTGTGGTGGACACGGCGGTAAAGCCCTTCAGCGTCTTGCCAGCAGGCACTGGACCTGCGGTGAAGGCCACCATGGCGGTATACGGCTGCGCCGTCGCCACGACGGCCGTAGGCGCGTCAGAGCCGGTGACTGGGGCAGGCTGCGGCTGAGTCGGCTGCGGGGTCGGCTGTGGCTGTGCGGGAACCATCAAAAGCGTTGCGACTGCCGGCGCGAGGATAGCAGCAAGTGCGCCCACTTGAGCTGAGTCCAGGGTGAGGTTCAAAGGCAGAACGAGAGTCTCAGGCGTTGTCATCGGGGAATTCCTTCAGGTGAGCGCGGCCGGGCGCGCCGTGTTGGTTAAGGGGTTGGCTTTCAGGAATGGCGCCAGCTTACTCGCAAAGTCATACGCGCCACCGGAGAGGATAACCCAAAAAGCGAGCTGACAGCCCAGTGCATTGATCGCATTGAGGGAGGTTTGCGGAGTCGAGAAGCTTGCGTATTTCGCAATCGTCTCCTGCTGCACTGAGCCGATCGAAACGTATTGGCCGCGTAGATCCTTGCCGCCCGCGACCCACTGGTTGAGCGTGCCGGACCACTGTAGTCCAGTGAACTCTGCCATGAACCAGTCAGTGTGCGGCGACAAGTTGTTATTGCTGGAGTAATAACAATCCGGCCCGCAGCGCGCAGCTCCGGCTGCCAGAACGTCAGTCAACAGCGAGGCGACATTCGCCTGCTTGTTCAAGTAATTCAACATGGGCGCAGGGATAGCGGTCGGAAAGCTTTCCGCAACCGTGCTGGTCCACGCCTCAATCGCCGCGATCAAACCTACATCGTTATAGTCGCTGCCTGAAGCCAAAGAGAGCGAGGATTCTCCGGAAAACGGACACTGGAACAGCGGACACGTGCCGAAGGTTTCCCCGGTAAGTGCGCCGGGTCGATTGGTAGGTTGTGCCGCCAGTGCCTGCCATAACGCGTTGTAACGATCTGAAACCGCACTGCGCCACAACGCCGCGGTACCGCCGCACAACGTCGGTGGGTTGTACGAGAAGGGCCAGGAACCGTAATTAACCGCCCCCACATACCCCGCACCGTACATCCCCGTGTTGAGAATATAGTCTGGCGTACCGCGCTGCTGCGGTGTCGTGCCGCTGAAGCTACATCCCCAAATCATGATGGAGACCGGCAGCGTCGGACACTTCGCCCAAAACGCGTTGCAATCGGCGACTACGGTATTGAGGAAGTTATACCCGTTATCAGTCGGCTCCAGATTGCGCCACGTGTAAATGAACGCGTGTCCTGCGATCGGACAGCCTGCGGCGATCGCCTGTGCGATGAGCGCGATCTCCGCATTGTTGAGCGCCCCCGTGCCGTCCACTTGATTCGACTGCGTGTGGTGCCCGGAGAAATAGACGTGTTTGAATACGGGTGGCGGCGGTGGCGGTGGCTGCAGCACCGGAACCAGTTGGTAAGTGCCTGCGGGCAAATCCGAATCAGTAACGATAATAGTCATTGCCCATACACTCCGAGTTTCTTATTCCAAGGTTTGAATGCGCGCAAGTCCGCAAGCAACGGCCATTGCCCTGTGAATGTGATGGCTCGGTCATCTATCGTCACCAGTGCCGAAGGCTTCCAGCGGGTAAAGCGCACCTCGGATATCGCTACCCCCATCGTGTCCCAACTATTGCCCGCGTGGTGCCGTAACCAACTACGCATTGCCGTAATCCCACCGAAGTAGCGTGCACGCGAGCTGTGAATCACGACGTCCCAACCGGCCAACAATGCATCCTCCAGAAAGGTCATCGCACCCGCCACTGGCGGATCAGGGATGTTTCTCGCGCCTTTCCAACCGCTCGTATAGCTGTGCAGAACGCCGTCGAAGTCGAGACATAGAATAGGTTTCTTTTTCATTCCAACTGCCGCGGCTGCTCGCCGTCCAAATCGCTAATCACATGAATGTTGGAATGCGCACAGTTCGCATTAGCACAACCATGCCATGCGCGCACCCCATCCTGCATGGAGTACTCCGCATTGCACGTATTGCAGCGGTACCAGCGCAAGGTGGGAATACCTGCAAGCTTGCGCCGCTGCTCCTCCTGCTCGTACCCGGAACTGACCATCAGCGGATAATCCCCAAGCCGCCGATCGTGGGAGTTGACGCAGCAGGGGCATCCGGAGTTGCCGGTTTGCTGGGGAACTGCTCACAGCCTGAAGCCACGTGCGCGTTACCCACCGGAGGCGCTTTCGCAGCCGCGGCAAGTTTGCTGAAGTCTTTGATCGCGAAGTACACGGCCATGCACGCTTTCACGTCCACCATAGCGTTGTGCGCGCCTTCCAAATGTTGGCCGGTGAAGTGTTCGTACGCCTCTGCCAGATTCGGGCTCTTGTAGTGATACCTCCCCGCGCTGCGCATCCGCTCGCTGGGGGGTAGCTTCAAGATCGGAGTTGCCAGACGTTGCGTGCACTCCGCAGGAGCGGCTTTCCACACATCCGGGTCCAAGATGCCCGCGTAACGCTTGAGCGCAATGCGAATGATGCGCGCATCGAACGGCTCGTTATGCGCGATGCGCTGAGTGAGATTAGGTGCGGCAGTGTACAAGTCAATAAACGCGGCCAACACGTGAGCCTCAGGCACGCCTACCCACTGCGCATCCTCGGTCGTAATCCCGTGAATCGCGGCAACGTCATCGGGAATGTCCCACCCGTCCGGACGCACAATAAAATCGAGACTCGCCAGGATCTCGCGCGTGTCCAAATCCACCTGGAGCGCGGCCAACTGCACAAGGTGCGGCTGGCGCGGGTCTTCGGATGGCTCATGAAACAGCGGCAGTCCCGTCGTTTCCGTGTCGTAGAAAATGCCGATCATTAAAAATCCCCTAAGATAAGGTTACCCAACTGCGGGTTTTGTACAGAGTTCTGTGCTTGTCGAATAGCCAGTCGATGCTCGTGCGCCAACACTGGGTGCATGATGAGGGTATCGCCGTTCAGTATGTACGCTGCGGGTACTGCGTGCGCGCCATAGCGCTTAGCGTACTTCTTGTCCATGCGCGCCCAATGCCGCGGTGACTTCGCGCGACGTTTCGCATACCTGCGGTTGCGCTCATAAGTGCACGCAGCCGTACTCTCTATGATCCGGTAGCCGGCGCCGATCATTGTAGCTCCCAACCAATATGCAAACGGTAAACCCACACTAGCGCATTGCGCCAGCCGTACTTAGAGACCATGCACCCCACCCACGGGCGAAACCAACCGCTGTCCCAGTAAATAGTGACTTTACCGACGCACAAGCGCCACGCGATCATAAACGTGTTGGCTCCTCACCCGTTTCGACCCAGTGACGATGTTGCTCAGGCGTCCAGCCATCGACTATGTGCGTTTCCAATGCTTCCAGCGTATTGCGGCGACTGCGCTCCAACGCTTTCGAGTACACCGCGCCAACTGTCGCATACGGATCGTCGGGTACGTGAGTAGTGTCAAACGGGTTCATACGTACAGATGCTCCCAAACCGCTTTCCACCGTTTGCGCAACCGCGCAGGCATTTTGTAGATGCACCCACGGACGTGTTCTACGCACTCCTCCTGTGAGCGAAGTACCGGAGTCATTTGCGGTTCTTCCTGCGTTGGACTTTCGCCAGCTTCTTGCGGGCACGCGCAGCGCGGAAGCGTTTATCGAACTCCTTAGTGTTGCCTGTGCGGTGACTCACTTCTTCGGCGCCTCGTGCTCAGAGTTATCATGCCAACTGCGTGACAGTGGATTCCCTGGGGCGGGCACGGGCTCATCGAGCTTGTTGCATTGACAGGTCGCACAGTGCAACGGCTTGGCGAGCGCGGCATCGATCCGAGCGCGCAATGCGGTGAATTCCACCCCGCCGATGTACTCGCCGCCGTGCTGATCGCGATAGAGCTGCAGCTTCTGGCGGCAGTCACTGAGCAACTGGTGTAGCTCATTCATGCTGTGGACCACTCAAACATGACGTAGACGTAGGCCACGAACAGGATTCCCGCGGTAATGCGCAACGTGATTTTACACGGGGCTCTCATCGCCCGCCCTCGCCTTCCCACGTATCCATATCAACCGCTCATGCGGCTCCAGAATATCGTTAGCGTTCACGGTTCACGCTCCAACATGGGTCCAGCCTTTAATACATGCATAGCTAATAGCGGACTGAGTTACCCCGTAAACCCTGGCTAAATCAAGCTGCGCACTTTACCGCACGAAGATACTTGGTAGATTCCTTCCCAACCAACAATAGCGCGCCAATGCATTATTTTTCTCATCGCGATCTCGGTTCGTCCTCGTGTGAATGCGGGTCACTCTGCGGGTCGGCCTTCGGCTGTACCAACTTTACGATTGAATCGATCAGCGCGTTGCGGGTCGTCACATCGATACTCACCCCATCGGGCGTGCGCAAATCCACTTCCGACTTCTCACCATACACGTGCCGGAGCACTTTGCTCGCGGTCCACTTGCGCGAGTCTACCCGCAAGCGGCTGCGCTCGAAGTTCTCGCGGGACCAGACCTTCTGCGTGCCGCCGTTCTTCAACACGCGCTCGACGTAATCGTTGCTCGAATCGTCCGCAATCTCGATGATCTCATCCGCCCACTTCTCGCAGCAGCTCTGGCGCGCGATGGTGTAGGCCCGGTTGAAGTCCTCGTCCTGCTCACGCCATTTGTACAGCGTGTTCCAGGTCGGCATGGTCTCATCACGGACGACTTCGGAAGTGGTCTGCCCATTAGCGATGCGCTCACAGATCGCCTCCAGGAGCGCCGCAGAAGGCACGGTGGGGCGGAATCGAGGCGCATCAGTGTCAGGGTAGGGGTCCGGGGTCGATCGCGGCTCTGAGGCCTTCGTAGACGATTTGGTGAGCTTTACACGGCGGGCACCTCGCTTGAGCTTCTTGATTTTGCGTGCTGGCATAGGCTAAGCCTACCCGAAAACCGCCCGAGGGTACCACTGTACGATTGAGGATTCAAGCCGCGTTGCGCAACGCCCGGTTATGACCGCTTACGACCGCAAGCGCAGTTCCGCCACGCTCACGCCATAGTGGCTGACGATCGTCGTCCAGGCAATCCCACTCTCGCGGCTCCACGCCTGAGCCATAGCCAACAGCGCTCCTCGGAGTTTCTCGAGCTCATCCGCTGCCGCATTCAACGCATCTGCTGCGAACTGATCGCCAAAGCGGTCTTGGCGAATCCGCATTGCGCGTTGTCGTAGGTCCTCCAGCATGTTGGTATCCATCATTTGCGCAGCGCCTCAGCCGCCGCATTCGCCTGTGCGATCGACTCGGCAGACACTTCGAACAAGTCTCCATAGCCACTCACCGAGTAACCGATGAGTTGATAAAACTGCTGCCAGTCTTCCTGAGTGAACTGCATGCCGATCGCGGCTAACCAATTCAGATCAACCGGCCCTGAATCCAACAAAAACCGCACGATGGAATTTTCTTTGAAACGCACTACACCGTGCGCATCCCGCACGACAGGTTGCATCGGGTTTTTAGTACTGCTCATTTGCGCTCCATCGCTAGCGCAATGCTGCGCAGCATCCCCACAATCGAGACCAGCACAATCGCGAACATCGTCACGCTGCCGATTACTCCCCAAGCGGGTGCGGGGATGTGCAGCAGTCCCCACACGATAGCACCGACGATTACGAGTCCCGCCACAAGTCCGGCCAGATAAGCCAGCGCGGTGCGCACGGCTGCTGCACCAAACAGCAGGGTGCAGACAATCACCATCAGCAGTATGTCAGTCATGTTGATTGCTCCTGCGGCCACTGCATGATGCGGAGCTTGATGAAATTGCCGCAATCAGCCGCGACCTTGCAATGAGCCGCATCTATTCCGTACGTCGTCACGTGCTCGCCATGCGGCTCGGGCGCTTCCCCTACCCGACGCGCAATCACGATGACCTGATCGTAACCGTACTTGTCCGCGATCTCCCGTGCCGCGCTGATCGGTATCGGGCGCATTTGTCTTGGCAACGGCTTAGGGGTCTTCTTCATGTTGGTTTCGTCCTATTTGTGTTAGTTAAATTACCAGCTAGCCTTCTAACTCAAGTCTATCCGGTTTGAAATATTCCCACTCTCCAGCGACGATTTTATAAACGCCTTCGGGAAGTGTGCCGGAGAATACTTCGACGCGTTTTACCTCCGGGTCTATGTCGGTGAATAACCGGATAGCGCCACTCATGTTGACGCTGTAGCCGTCCGGTAAGTACAAGCGACCCATCCGTTGCTCAACTAAGTACTCAATACGGGCTACCCCGGTAACTAAATCGTCTCTCTGTCGAATGCGCAGTGGTTCGCCTTCCAGAATCTGCGCCAACATTCTCTGTACTTCGCGCATTGCACCGGCTATTCCGAGGGGTCTCTTTTTCACAGTCATGGGGCTGGCCTCGCGTATACTCTCTGAAAATGATCCTTTGAACACTTATACTCTATATATTAAGTAGTTTAAAGAAGATCATCATATGATCCTTTGATGATCCTCTGTATATCGTTAATAGTCTTCAAAGGATCATCAAGAGATCATCCTATGATCCACTCTCAAATATCGGTAAAACAAGCATAAAACCCTTCAAAGGATCATATCTGAGTGTATATAGAGAAACCTTGATTTTTCGTACTTTAGTCACCCTTTTCAGGCAGCCGCCAACGAAAAGCATTTTTCCCGACACGCATGGATTCTATTTTCAATTCTTCCTTTGCCCGCTTTAGCGTTATTCCGGCAACCTGCGCTTCCTCCGCCTGCTTGCGAACTTCCCACACGTTCACCGAGCCCTTCTCCAACAACCTGCGCAGGAACTGTTTGGCAATCCCCAGCTTTGACTCCCCATCCCCGTTGCCTTCCGCTTCCGAAATGATGTGCAACCCCGTGCCGTCCAGGTATCTCCCCCATGCGGTCCGTGCAATCTCCGTGTTGGGTTCCTCCTCAAACCCGTATTCGTACCCGCCTTTCTGCTTCTTCGCGAATGTCTTGATGCAAGTAAATACGTACTTGGTCGGATCGCGCCCTTCACCATCCACAATCGGGGCAGTCGCCAGCACGATGCGCGGCGCTTGAGACCAGCCACCACTACCCGTGATGCGCTCCACCGGGTCCTTGCCTTTGCTGCCTTTGTTAAAATGCTGGATGCCCAACACAACACAGTGGTACTTCTTGGCTAACCGTTGTAAGGGCAACAATGCGCGCCTGACGTCATTCACGTGGTTGTTATCTTTCTCGACGATGACGACAATTGGGTCAACGATAATGAGGGATACTTCTCCTAACTCTTCGCATACCCGCTCCAGCAACCCCATATCCTGCGCCGGATCAAATGCGCGCTCGGTTTCATCTTCCTTCACCCCCACCAACACCGTACAGCGCTCCTGATCTCCGCCTGACCAGCGAAAGCGTGGTTTGACCGTATCGCCCAGATCATCCTCACCCGTCCACAGAATCACATTGCCCCGCGGACATTTCGTGCCGTCCGGCCATTTGCCGCCACGAGTTATAGTTGCAGCCATTGAAAGCGTCAGCGTTGATTTCATCGTAGCTCCCGCGCCCGCAATGATGTGCACCTTGTTGCGCGCCAGGAAGCCTTTCCATAACCAGTCAACTGCCTCCTCCTCAATCTCAGACATCTTCATGACAACTGCGGATAACTCTCCTGCAATAAACTTGCGTTTACCGCGGACGATACGCAGCAGCTCTTTTTCAGTCTTGGGGGGTTTGCAATGTTGTTGCGAAAGCGCATGCAACATCTGCAGAATCTTTGCCTCGCTCCAGCCACTCTTCGCCAGCGAGTAGGCCCGTGCTGAGAGCCAATCACCCCGTTGACCGTCAGGCACATCCTCGAACACCCCTGAAGTGTCGTGTCCATTGGCGCCGTTCGATTTTCGAGCGCTGCTTGACTTAACCCGTTTAAGCAGCCACTCCGGGGCATTGCCAGGAGTTCCGAACGCCTCACCCCCGTGTGCGGCCCACCAGATGACATAGCCGCCCTCACCTCGCACATCGACCCCCTCGGACACCCGGGAAGTGCTGTTACCGACCCCCTCCACATGCTGGTACAGCAAGTGCTTGCCGCGACGCGTCTGGTGCAGCCGGTACTCCCCCAGACGATCCTTGTGCCGCGCGTACCAGTCGCCACTCTTGGGGTCGCAGTCAATCGCCAATAGGCCCGACGCAGGACCCGTAGGAACCCCGATCAGCGCTTGGGGGTAGCTCTGCCACCACTTGGCGATCTGCGCCGCGTCCTGGGTCGCAGCATAGAACCCCCGCTTGACCAGGGGTTCCTTGGTCACCCCGTCACACGGAAACACCGGATACTGCAAGGCGACACGCAGCGCGGCACGAACCGCAGGGCTGCTTAAGATCGGTCCTGCGGACCCGTTCCCGTTGACTTTATGAATTTTGCGTGTCGGGTCGCTGCTCTCATCTGGAGGTGCTTGACGGTGGAGGCGTTCGTCCGTTATTTTCTTCAATGCGGTCGTCCTGTGTATTGGGAGAGACCGGTTCCGTCTCGCAAGGTGGTCCGGTCTACTTCCAAGTCAGATCAAAGGGGAGCTGACGCTACGCGCGCTCAGGCTCAAGCGTCAAGACGGGGTAGTCGCCGAATTTTGGGCCGGTAGGGTGAATTGCGAGCATAGGCATTCATGGCAGCATGCGTAATGCGGTCGGTCGCAAAGCCTCGAAAGCCTCCCGGCTCGCGCCAAGTGCAAATGACTCCCCCTCCCCAAACATCACTCAAACTCTCGCGGTCAACCCGTTCCAACAAACCACGACCCGCGACTAAATGTATGCAGCCGTCGTCGAATGCGCTCCAATCACCGAATGCCGGGTTGCGTGTATTCATAGCGTCAAGACGATTACTTCAAGCGGATCAAATTCGGAAGCCGGCTCAAATTGTGCTCCCGCGCTTCCTTGCACGCATCCTCCAGGTGCGTCACCAACACTTCAAACTCCTCCTGACTACGTGCGAAAGCGTCAATCGACTTCACCGCGTTCGAATAGCGGGGGCGCATTGGATCCAACCGTTTCGTGACATACGGCGGATAGGCGCTTTTCTTGATGAGCTTCACTGCCATAGATAAACCCATTCCAGATCCAGAAAGCCGACGAACAGCACCAGGGTAACCGTTACGAGCAGCCAAAAAAGCAGCTCGCGCCAGAAGTTACCCACAACTAATCCACAACCCGGAATACCGGGTGCTTTTCACGCTGTAAACCCAGTTTCCTCAGGGTCTTGGCGGAAGCGCCGGAACGCCGCCCGGTGTGCAATCTCCACAGGATCGACCAGTGCACCTCCAGTGCGTCGGCGGCTTGCCGGTAGGTGCGCCCCCCGATCAGGGTATCCAGGTGCTTTTGCAGTTGCGTTTTGGGTGCCATAGTAGCCAAATCCTGCCACAACCGGGTGTGTGACGCAATACCGTTGACAAATATGGCTACAACCTTTAAAGTAGCCTCACCAGTTAAGGAGAACATAGATGGCCGCAACTCTTCCTGACCGCAAAATAAACGCCGCCAAGCGACTCGACAAGGCTGCTGAGGGGATACACGTATGAAACGGCATTACGATCGCGCGCACCCCGGTACAGTCACGGGCGCACCGAAGCAGAACCCGGAAGCCTACCGGGGTTATACCATCCATTTTTCCGCGCTCAGCAATCACATGTGGATCGAGAAAGGCATGGCGCACATTGCCAGCGTGCCAGACACACAGAGCTGGGCGCACGCTCGCAGCATGATTGACCAACTTGTGGAGTGTGCATCATGAGAACACGGAACAACAAAACGCCATTCAAACCGCTGTGGGTTATGGCGCTGTCATCCGGCGATCTGGTGCGCCGTTTCGGCAGTCCGTGCGTCACAGTTCGGGAAAACTACCGCAAGCACCATGCGGCCATCAAGACCACACACGACTTGCGCGCCACGCTGCGCGCGGGGCGCTACACCAGCTTGGGAGGGTATCCGCTCTTTTTCTACACCAGTGACGGAGCCGCGCTGTGCTTCGCATGCTGCGCCAAAGAGTACCGCCAAGTCAGCACAGAGATACGGGAGCGCTCCAACTGTGGCTTTCGCGTGGTTGGTGCGGAAATCAACTACGAAGATAAAGAGCTGACGTGTGACCACTGCAGCAAGGCGATAGAATCCGCCTACGAACAGGACGAATAACCATGCCAAAGCTAACAGTCAGACCGGGCGAAACCCTCAATACGCGATTCTGCCGCATTCTGTTGCAGCAAACGTTGCTGGACCTTACCGGGCGCGAGCTGGCGCACTACCGCCGCGTCAAGGAAACCCCCGGAGCCGTGACGTGGCTCCCAATTCGGTACTTTGCCCAGTAGACAACCTTGGCTACAACCGGTAAGCTTGGCTCTCACTAAATCACGGAGCGAAACGAGATGGGCCGCAAAGTGGATTACTCGAAATTTGAAACCCGGACTGTCGTGCACGAGGGGACCCAAGTGGGGCAAATCGTAGTCGCCTATGAGCGTAAGCCCGGCGATCCACACGGGCCAAAGACACTGGTGCGGTACATACGCATCCAACACGTATCCCGGTTGACCGACCGCAACACGGGTTCGGTTGATTATATGGGATTCGGGAAGTATGTCACGGAACAGGTGTTTCGCAATTCGTTGTCCCCCGCAATCGCGCTCACCGAAGACCAAGTGCATTCCTGAATCACGGATGGAGCAACGATCATGAACGTCTCTCTCAAAACCTACGAGCAACTCATTGCGCTCCTGCGCAATCCGCACATCTCATCGACCGCGGCTGAGTACGTGCGCGCCGAGCTGCGCTCCCGCGACCGCGCACTGCGCAACCAGGAAGCCGCAGTGTTCGCGGTAGGTGCGTTATGAATAACTTTTTCTTCACTGACTATCGCGTTGCGCTCAATTACGCAATTATGGAAGCCCGCAAAGGTAATCGCATCATGCGCTTAAGCAAGGGGCAGGAATACACCAAAAAGGGGTTCTACGTGAACCTTGCGATTCAAGACCCCGCTAAGCGTTTTGGGCGCGATTTGGAAGGAGAATTCATCAAGCCAACTGATCCATTAAGTGCCCTGTGACGCGCCGCAAACACGAAAATCTGGCAGAAGCCGTGCCGACGTTCGTCAAGACGGAAGGCGGCATGACGTATTTCAAGTTCTTGGGGTTCTCCTACCGCACCGATTCAGTGCGCTATTTGATTCAGGCAAAAGACGGTCAAGCGTGGAACCGCACACACTCCGCGCGAGTCTCCGCCGCGGCCAAACAGATCCTGGAACAAATTAGCGTTAATTTGTTGTAGACAACTTCGGCTACATCGATTAAGCTGTCCTCGCATTGAAGTAACGTACCGAACTGGAGAAACTAACATGAAGCCTTGGACTGGAAAACAGATTTGTAGCGTACCCGGCGACAATCGCGTTTTCATGACATATGTCGAATATATGGTAGCTGTTGCCGCGTACCGCGCTACCTTAGTTGCTGCCTGAATCCAGCGTCTGAGGCTTACGAATGTGAGTCTCAGGCGATGCACTCAGCATCGAACGACGCAGCGCCGTGATGCGCAGCACAGAAAAGGACGACAGCATATGACATTAGCCAAGCCGCTCATCAATGACCTTCGTGAAGTTGCGTCCAATGCTGAGCGTATTTTCGAGACTCTTTTGCGCGAAAAATATCCCCGCGCGGATAGGTTTGTCTGGCTCCGTGCGTGTGAGGCGCTGCGCAATGGCACTGCGGATAGGTTTGACCGGGATATGGCAAATGATCCGCAAATCCTACGGGCACACGATGTCTACATTGAGGCGCTGCACGCGTTCTATCACGCTCGCGACGGGGAACGCGGATTTCTAGGCACCCGGGGGCTTTAACCGGATAAGCATGGAAACAACATGAACAACTACACACCTATCTACGCGCAACGCGCCGCCTTGGCGCACGCTGCCGCAGAGTCTGCAAGCGACCCACGCGACAAGGCAGCCTTCCGCGCTGCTGCGCAGACGTGGGAGCGGCTAGCCAAGCCGGCCACGCAAACGTACTCGATGGCGCCGCACCGTCTGCAGGTTGCCGAGCTCAAGCGGGACGTCGCTGAAGCGATTGACGCACCAGCCTCTACCCCCGCAGTTAAAGAAGTGATCTTAGCTGCCGCTCACGGCATGAATCGAGTTATCGCTAAACCGGTCACCATCGAATTTTAGTTGTTGACTAATTTATCGCTAACGTTTAATCTCTCACACATCGCAGCGAAACGCTGCAACGCACGGGTCCGGCGGATCGGATCCACTTGAGGAGACTTCATCATGTTGCACAATATGTCGATCAACGAGCAGTGGCGCACCCGTCCGGCCGATGAGCGCTACACCTCGCTTATTGAGCTGCAAGCCGCGGCTCATCACGTCATGGACCACAGTAGCGCGAAAGTCGTCGCAAGCCGCTCACTGACGGCCGATTTGGACAGCACGGGCAAGCTGGTCCTGAAAGGCCCTAGCGGCAATGCCGCGGTGCCGACGCACTGGGCCTTCGGGCAGCTCGCGCAGCGCGCGGGCGCTCCTGCCGGATACCTGCGCGATCTTCCCAATGCACTGGCCGCTGACTGCATCAACTACGGGTTGCATGTGGTGCGCCCGGTAGATGATATCGGGGTGCTGTTGTACAAAAACGGCGGGCCGGCCGAGCTGCACGCTGTGACGGGTCCGAATTACGGGCGCATCTGGAACGCGCGATTGGCCGACGCGCTGGTGGAGACGTTCGGCGATGGGCGCACGGGTGCATTCCGCGTACCGGGCGAATTCGGCAAGCAGGTTGCGATCACGAAGGACAACACGACTCTGTACGCCAGTGACCGGGACATGGTTGTGTTCCTCGCGGACGAAGACAAGAGCATCGACGTCCCGAACCGCCGCGACGGCAAGACCGGCCGGCTGTCATCGGGCATTGCCATCGGCAACAGCGACGTCGGCGGCGGACGGCTGTGGGTAGCCTCATTCGGTTTCGACTACATCTGTTGCAATCGGATTATCTGGGGCATGGTGGACGTGGAGGAACTGGCGATTCGCCACACTGCCAGCGCGCCGCACCGTTTCATGTCGGAGGTCGTACCCGCGCTCAAAGAGATTGCGCGGACTAACATCGGACTACGCGAAGCGCAGATTGTGGCCGCGCAGAACGCGAAGGTTGACGACCTCGACAAGTTCCTCAGCTCGCGCAAGTTCAATCGCTCGCAGGTTAGCGGCATCAAGGCAGCCTACAAGACTGACGAAGGCAACGCGCTGATGGATGACTGCAGCGTGTGGGATGCCGTCGTAGCCGCTACGGCCTATGCCCGCAGCCTGCAGTACCAGGACGCACGCATCGACATCGAGACGGCTGCAGGCAAGATGCTGCGGCTGGCCGCGTAACCACCGACTTACCGGGCGGGGACTGACACCCGCCCCTCTGAGGGAGCAACGAACGTGGGAAAGCGACGAGAGAAAACAACAATCGACTGGATTATTGATATCCTGCAAACGGCTGACCTGAGACTGAGAATAGAGCACCCCACTAAGGTAAGCGCAAAACGCGAAGCACTTAAGGAGCTGATCATCGCACGTGATCAATTGCAGAGCTATATTTCAGAACTGCGCGGGGAAGCCTAACGTTAAGCGGCTGGGCCTTGTGAATAGTCTAGAGCGCGGTTGACACCCGACAAGACCCAGCCCTGAACGAAGGCGAGACGGAGCTTGACACGATTATGCAACACATATCGATAATCAGAAAACGTCGCTTGGCGACTGTGCAGCGAGAGTTCGAGACGCACACCCGCGAAGCGTACGCCGAGCTGTTGCTGTTCTGGCGTGCGTACAAGCAGCTCGCGCGGACACTGGAGCGCAAGTCGTGAGCACCATCTACGCAGGCACCCTCAAACCGCACAGCGAAGTGGCACTTTGTGACTGTTGCGACGAGCAGCCCGGAACGACTATGGTTGTCGTCAGCGGAATTGATACCTGGGTGTGCGACACCTGTCTAGACATAGAAGGAGAAGAATGATGGATCTGTCCAAACTCACCCCGGCAGAACGAGAAGTATTCAACCTGCTCGTCACGGGGGTCACCAACCGCCAGATCGGAGCTGCTCGACAGTGCAGCGAAAAAACCATCAAGACGCATGTGACCGCTATTTTCAAAAGCACCGGCTGCAAGAGCCGTGCGGATCTGATCGCCAAACACTATGGAGCAATGCACCATGCCAGTTCGTAAAGTCATCCCCAAGACCCCCGCCAAGCCGACCAGCATCACACTGGTAGAGCCGGCTGCGGATCCTGAGCTGTCCGCATCCGCCAAACGTATGCTGGAGCAGGCCCGGGCACTCGAAGTCACCACAGCAGAAGATTACGAATCCGCCGCCGTCGTGCTGCAGACCTTGACGGCCCGCGAGAAGGAAGTCGAGGCGAAGAAGGCGGAGCTGTGGAACCCGCTGGCGAAGCTCACCAAGAGCGTACAAGCGCTGTTTAATCCGCCGCTCAAGGTGCTGGACGAGGCCAAGAAGTTGGTCAGCAGCAAAATGGGCGCGTATGCGCTGGAACAGCGCAACATTGCTCTCGCTGCGCAGGCTCGCGCGGACGAGGAGGCTGACGAAGCCCGCCGCAAGCTCGAAGCGAAAGCAGAGCGAGCTGAGGAGCAAGGCGACTTTGCACGCGCAGACGTGTTCACCTCCCGCGCTAACAGCATCGAAGCGCCAGAGATTGAAGCTGACATTCCCAAGGTGCACGGGGTGCAATTGCGTGAGCGTTGGCTGTTCGAAGTGACAGACGCGTCGCTTGTGCCGCGCGAGTACCTCATGGTCGATGAGCGGTTGATCCGTGCGGAGGTTAACGCCAAGGAAAGCCTTGCGAAGATTCCCGGCGTGCGGATCTGGGCAACGCTCAAACCGCAGGGGTAGCCCCCGCACGCCAAGTGCAGGTGGAGGAGAAATGAGAAAGCGTATCAATACCTTCGAAGAGCGCCAGCGCATCCGGGGGCAGGAGCAGAGCGTTACCCCGGCGCAGCTCTATACTTGCGGGTGCGGTTCACAGCTTTGGTTTCTGTTGCGCAATGGCGATTGCGTGTGCGCCGGTTGCAAACAAGCGCAAGCCCGTATCATCGTCAATGAGTTAGCCCCAGTGAAGAGTAAATAATTTTTTATCGTTAACACACGGAAGGACGAAGTCATGAAGACATTGATTGGACTGGCCGCATTGATACTCGCAGGCTGTGCCTGCCTGGAACCCGACACCGTACGAGTCGAAGGCGAGCACCTCAGCCACACCAGTCAACACCTGGACGGCTCCCACCAGGACATTGGCGCTGAGCTGGTTGCAGTGCAGTTGCACTGGCAACACAACGGGGCCTATCTCAATGTCAGCGAAGGGTATAACCTCTCGAACACGGACGGTTATCGCTGTGACGGCGGGCTATGTGGAAATCACGAGGTTTTCCAAGCAGCGATCGGTTACGAATTTCCTCTTAAATAAATACACGGAGTAAGTAACATGTTGGTACTTTCGAGGCGCCCGCGAGAAGAGCTGGTATTGCACACGGATGATGGATTCAAGATCACCGTAATGGTTCTGGGTATAACCGGCAATCAGGTACGCATAGGCGTTGACGCGCCCAAAGAGGTGCACATCGATCGGCGAGAAGTATATGATAAGAAGCAAGCGGAGAAAGCCGCATCATGAGTTCTGTTGGACGGCGCCCTACGCTGCACGAATTGCTCTTAGCGTTGCACGCGATTATCCAAGTTGAGGCAGACGCCAGTGCGCTGGACCGCAGCGCAAAAACATTTCGCGTCGTGCTGACCTTCCGGCGAGAGGACTGCCCTAACGACTGGATCGAAGGAGAGCCCAAACCGACGTGGTTCATTGAGCAACTGCGGGAAGAAATGAACGCTTGGCTGCACCAGCGCAACCGCGAGGAGCAGTGGGTTTCGAAGGAAGAGCAATTCGGCGCGGGGATTGATACGTTGATTGCGCATCATTACGAAGAGCTGAAGAAGTATGAGAATGTGACGGCGGAAACGCTGCTGACTCGCGCACAGAAGCAAATCCTATCTAACACCATCCTACGCTTGAAAGAGCTGAAGGAGCGCCGCGAAGCGGGGGGAGTTTACTCGCAGACCGAGAGCAAACGTGAGAAGGCGCGCAAGGCGTGGATGGAGGATGAATTTGAAGGGCCAAAACGTGAAGAGGAGCAGCGTCGAGCACATACAAAAGCAAACGAAGACGAAGACTTACGAAGTGCAGCAGAGGAGTTACTTGATCGAATGTTTCGCACGTCTACCGGCTCTGGGTGGGACAATATTTTTTGGAGACGGTACCGCACTCCGCCCCCGCAGCCGCCGAAGTCAGGCAACAAACAGCCGTGGTATGTGACTTTAGGGGTAAGCGCCGACGCATCGAGACATGCCATCAAACTTGCGTACCGCAGGCTGGCGGCAAAATACCACCCCGACCGCTACAAAGAGGCGGATGGGCATGCGAAGATGGCGGAAATTAACACCGCACGCGATGAAGGGTTGAGGGGCGTATGACAAAAGATGAAATTGCCATTAGCGCTATTTGCGACGCAGCCAATGAGGTGCGCGAGCTACTCGCAGGAGTAGACGAGGGGAAAATCCCTATCCGCAGATATTTAGGTGCGTTGGTTAGGCAGCTAGAGAACGTTGCGGTGGATTTGGAGGACCGGTGCAAAGAGTGGTCTGGATCGTGAACGAGTTGCGCGCTTTGGTGGCGGACATCCTGCTCATCCTCGTGCTCTCGCTAGTAGGCGGGATATTGGGCGCGGCGATATTCAATTTGGGGCGGTATTTTCTTTCTGGTGGGGGATGAGAAACGCTAACTGCAAGTTGTGCCCCTTGCACGTAGGAGCGCGCACGGTATGTATTCCAGGCGACGGACCCAAGGATGCGGACATCCTCATTGTGGGCCAGAACCCGGGACAGCAGGAGGATCGACAAGGGCGCCCGTTCATCGGGCCGTCTGGCAAGCTGCTGAAGTCGCAAGTCGCAAAAGCGGGTCTCGATGCGCTCAAGGTGCGTTACACCAACATCGTGCGTTGCCTCACCCCGAACAACCGCGAGCCAACCGCAAAAGAGATCAAAGCCTGCAAGCCGTACCTGGATGCCGAAATCAGGCTCATTGCCCCGAAATACGTCGTCCCGGTCGGTGCGCCTGCGACCAAGGCCGTCGCTAAGGCCAAGATTACGATCGCGCATGGGCAGATGATCGAGAAGGACGGGCGCATCGTCTGCCCAACGTATCACCCGGCCGCGACGTTCCGCGACCCCTCGAAGCTGCAAGTCATCCAGCAGGACCTAGCGCGCCTCCAGCGGCAGATCGACGGCACCCTGGGGGAGACCCAGGACGCGTTCAAATACCGCGTGGTGACGTCCAGGGAGGACCTGAGAGCATTCTGGAAAGCATTCGAGGGGGCGGACCTATGCGCCTACGATACCGAGACCAATGGCCTATTCCTGAAAAAGCCCGATTTCGTGATCCGCTGCATCGCGTTCGCCCTGCCCGAATGCTCCTGGGTCATCCCGCTGGAGATGCCCGGCAGCTTCTACCAAGGAGCCCCCTGTGCACAAAGCGCACTGTTCCGCGTTATCGCCCGCAAAGCCGAAGGCAAGTGGGTGTCCACATTCCATGGCAAGTACGATAGCGGTGCGATTCGAACCGCTTACGGCGTGTCGCTGGCCTATCAGTTTGACGCCATGCTCGCGCACTACCTCATTGATGAGAATCAGGACCACGATCTGAAGTATGTTTCTCGTGTCGAGTTGGATTGCCCTGAGTACGACTTGCTAAAGGAGTTGAAGCTCAGCGACAAACCAGAATGGTTGGAACTGATGCAGGACCCGGCCAACCGCGAGAAGTATTGGATGTACAACGGACGCGATGCGTGGAACACGCTGCACCTCGCGCTCAAGTTCGCGCAGAGATTCCAGCGCAACGCCAAACTGCGTAGGCTCTACAACAATCTAGTCATGCCGTCGTCTTACGCGCTGGAAGCGATCGAGGCGGAGGGGCTGCCTATCGATAAGACACAATATTCACGGATGGAAACGGAAACGCTGTTCAAGAAGAACGCGGCGATGCAGACATTGAACGAGGCCGTGGAGGCACTGCGCGAAGCACCCGCGGAAGTGAACTGGAATTCCCCGCAACAAATTGCACAGGTGCTGTTCCAGGATGCGGGGTTACCTATTCAGGTGCTTACTCCGACTGGAGCACCTTCCACCAGCGAAGCGGCTATCGTCGATCTGAAAGGCAAGCACCCTATCGTTAACGAGCTACTGCACTACCGCGAGCTGGACAAGATTCTTGGTACGTACCTCGAAGGCTGGAAGCAATATATTGTCGGCGATCGCCTCTATCTCAGCTACAAACAAACCGGCACGGTCACCGGTAGATTCAGCAGCCGCTTGCATTCGATCCCCACGGATGGCGACATTCGCTCCATTATCGCTACGGGTGAGGATAGTAAGTGGCAATTCGTTGCCGCGGATCTGTCGCAAGCCGAGCTACGCATTGCTGCGGAGTTTTCAGGCGACACGACGCTGATTGATATTTATCGTCGCGGGCAGGACGTGCACTGGAACACTGTGCTGTTTCTCGTCGGCGCGGGGCATATGCCGGAGTACGCCAAGCAAGCACTGCTCACCGCGGAAGCTTTAGACCCGCACTACGTGAAGCGGCACGGGCGCACCTTAGCTACTGCGCTAGAGCTACTGCGCATAGCGGGGGTGGATGCTTGCACCAAAATTTGGAAGGAATGGAAGGTAGCGCGCACTAACGCTAAAAGAATCTCATTCGGGTATCTTTACGGAATGTACGAGAATACTTTCATGCAAAAAGCGAAGGTTGACTACGATTGGTATTGCACCTACGCTCAAGCGCACGCATTCCGCACAGGGTTCTTTGAGGTATATTCCGAGTTGGAGCCCTGGCACACTCGCTGCAAGCGCATCGCACACGTAGACGGCTACGTCACGAATATGTTCGGCCGCGTGCGTCGCCTGCCGGCCATCCAGAGTAGCGATAAGCTCGCGCGCATGGAGGCAGAGCGTCAAGCCGTCAACGCTCCCGTGCAGGGCACCATTGGGGATTGGAAAGCGGCTGCGATGGTGGAAATTCACGAGACAATCGATAAGGATCAGTTTAGACTCTGCGGCGAACATCACGATGCCCTCTTGGGGCTGGTCCGACGAGGCTGCGAGGACGACGTATTGCCACGAGTCAGACGAATCATGGAGCGCCCAAAGCTCCTCAAAACCTTCAAGATCAGAATGGCGGTGCCTATGGTTACCGATATCAACGTTGGGGCTTGGGGGCGTGGAACTGTCTACAGGGATCCAAAGTGATGCGTAAGCTACCCAAAAAATCTCCGAAGCTGTACGGGCTGCTTTCAGACCCACTTCCCAAGCGTCACATGGTCGTGCAACTCCGATTCGACCGCGACGCGTTTGATTCGCTGAAAGAGTTGTTGCGGGAGAAAATCGCGCTACCCAGCAACCGACACGTCAAAACGACGGACCCGTTTACCCCAGTAACGTCTGCGTTAGCTAGAGAAGAGCCTATCAGCGGCAGGTTAACCCGCGAAGCGCTCAAGCGCGTGTTCGATCAAATTCGAGACGTAGAGTACGACGATGTTTAGAACCGGCTTCAGCAAGGTCAACGCGTGGCGCAAGTGCAATAAGCTCTACGAATACGCAGTCGTACGTAACCTGCAGCCCAAGCGTCGCGCAGCGTACTTCCTGCGAGGTACGATCCTGCACGAGATGTTGGAGGCGCGCGATAACGGCAAGAAAGCCGGCGACGTGTTCCTCAAGTACGATACGCAGTACGACACGCTGTTCGAGGAGGAGCGCGAGTTCTATGGCGAGCGCTTCATGGACGACATCTGGCGCATTTATAAAGGCTACCTGCGCACCTATAAAACCGATGACTGGCAAGTACTCGCGACGGAAGGCTTAGTCCGTACGCAACTGACTCCGAAAATTGAATTTGAGGGCCACTACGATTTGCGCGTAACGCATCACGATCGACACTGGATTGCGGATCGCAAATGCATGAAGTCGATCCCGGATGCCGACGAGCGTTTCGCCAACGTGCAAATGCTGTTGTATGTCGAAGCCTGGAACCGCGAGCACCGCAAAGAGCGGGTGGAAGGTGTCATCTGGGACTACCTGCGCACGAAAGCGCCGACGATTCCCGAAGTGCTCAAGAGCGGTCAGCTCACGCGTCGCAAGGATCTGGACACCGACGTCTACACTTACCGTCAGGCCATCCAGGACAACGAGCTTGAAGAAGACGCTTACGCCTACTACCTCAAAGAGCTCGGGAAACGCCCCCCAGACCGGTTTTACGCCCGCGTGCCGCTGCCTGTGCCATCGAAAGAGATGACCGCGACAGTCATTGAGGAGTTCACACAGACCGCGGAGATGATCCGCACTGCGAAGCATTTTCCTCGTAACCTGACGTTCATGTGCCCGCGGTGCGAGATGTTCAAGCTCTGCAAAACCGAGCTGTCCGGTATTAACGCTAAGTTCGTGGAGAAGAATGACTATGAGCAACGTCCAGAAGACGCGCGCGAAGGTGCAGACGAATGAGCTTGAACCTGCACCGAGCAAATTAGAGCGTAAAATAACTGGGTTAACCTTACGAGTACGTAATTTACAATCTGAGGTTAGGTCGCTTAATAAGTCCGATATGTTTGCGGCAGATACGCTAAATTGCTTGCGAACCTTATTGAACGAATTACGAGACCTTAAAAAGAAAGTAGATAAGTTGAATGAAAAAATTGACTAAGCCATCGCGTTCCATAGAGAACCGCATCAAGCCGCTCTCCGACGTGGAGAGGCATGTAGCCGTCTTGTGTTATGTCGAAAAGGTAAGCAAGTGAAAAAGCTCAATGAATATACTGCACCGCGACGCAGTACTCCGCTAAAACCTGCGCGCTCCATCGAGAGCCGCATCAAGCCGCTTTCCGAAGTCGAGCGCCACATCGCCATGTTATGTTATGGCGATCAGAAGACTGGCAAGACGGTCTTCGCATGCACGTTTCCCAAACCACTGCTGCTGATCGACATCTTGGAAGAAGGCACCGACTCTGTGATTGACGTGGACGGGGTGGACGTCATCTCCGCAACCAGCACGCAGGAGCTTGAGGATCTATACTGGCACTTGGAGAGTGACGACAAGTACCGATCTGTCGTGTTGGATCAGATGACCGGACTGCAGGCGTTAGTGATCCGTGAGATGAAGGAGAAGAAGAACCAGCGCGCGGATGATGTCTTCTCACAGCGTTCGTATGGGCAACTCGGCGGTTGGATGACCCAGTGGATTCTCAACTACCGCAATCTCATCAAAACCGGCAAGCACGTCTGTTTCCTCTCGCACCAGAAACGCATTGAACCGCAGGACGAGGACGACGACCGGCTGGCGCCTGAAATCACCGCAGCACTGACCGCGGCAACAACCAATTTCCTACTGGGTGCAGTCTCCGTGATTGGCAACCAATTTGTGCGCGAGAGCTATGACAAGAAGACCAAGGAGACTGAGATGCAGTACTGCATGCGTCTCGTCTCAGGCTTCTACCGTTGCGGCATCCGTCGCCCGGTGTCCGCGGGTCCCGTGCCGGAATATATCGTTAATCCGACATTCGGTAAAATAATGCGGTTATCCAAAGGCGAGTCGTTGGCTCGCAAGGTAGTCAAGAAGGTATGAACATCATCAAGTCTCAGTCTCTTGGTGCGGTCGTGCTGCCCCTCGTGCAAGTTATGGCGGACGCGGATCTGTCGTGGTCCGACCGCGAGAAAATCTCTGCGGCTATCCATAAGTGTCACCGACAGTGGACTGACATGGAGAAAGAGCGGCAAGCGGCAAACTCTCAATCCGGGTATGGCCTGCAGGGGCCTGGGGGGCAAATAGGCCAAGTGGCAAACTCTCAATCCGGGCATACACCGCAGGGGCTTATGGAGCAAATAGGCCAAGTCTTTCCTAACTCACCACTATAATTGTTTCAACCAACCACGTAAGGAGTGATTCGCACACATGGCAAAAGTAAAGCGTCGAGTGAAAGGTAACGTTATCCACGTCGATTTCAGCGGGGTCAAATCCGGAGGCGCGACGATCCCGGACGGTCGCTACGCCGCTAAGGTTACCGCAGTTGAGCAGAAAGAAGGCAAGGAGTCCGGCGAGCCCTACGTAGAGCTGACGTGGGAAGTCACCTCTCAGAAGTGCAGCGGGCGGGAAGTAAAATTCGATAACTACTCATTGCAACCGCAGGCATTGTGGCGGCTCAAAGGGCTGTTGGAAGCGCTGGAGATTGACGTACCGGACGACGAGATGGATGTTGACTTTGATGGCATTGTCGCGGATGAGACGGAATGCATCATCGAGATCACGGGGCAAGACTCGCAGGACGGCCAACGCAAGTACGCTCGCGTCACAGGGCACGCGCCGCTGTCGGACGGGGGCACCGTGGACGACGAGGAGGAGGACGATCCGAAGCCTAAGAAAAAGTCCGCTAAAGACGAAGAGGAAGAAGACGACGCCCCTCCGCGTCGGGCCGGCAAGAAAGCCGCCAAGGACGAAGAGGAGGAAGAGGACGATCCAAAGCCGTCCAACAAGAAGCTCAAGAGGGGCGCTAAGGTGAAATTCAAAGACGAGAAAAACAAGCTCACCAAGGGCACCATCGAGAGTGTGGACGGCGACACCGCAACCGTGGTGACAGATAGTGAGGATACTTACGAAATAGACTGTGAGGAACTCACCGTCATCGGCTAACGCCGAGCAGAAGTCCCGCCCGCGCGCCGAAACGGCCACCCGAAAGGGGCTAACTCGCGGTAGGCGCGCGGGGTTTGGGCTAGGAACGACATGAAACCGCATTACTTCGATCAAACAACTGCCGACCCTGACGACATGCAATTGAGCATGGCGAAGCACCAAGGCTATGTGCCCAAGACGTGCTTACTGGGGGGTATAACCGTAATGAGTGAAGTAACCTTGGGCAACAACCCGTGTTGGGGGTGTGAAGGCCCTAGGGAGAGATGTGCGGGGAAACCTAAAAAGCCGTGAAACTCCGTCCGTACCAGAAAGAAGCCGTCGCCAAAGCGCTCTCCGTCATGCGCAAAGGGGGCGGCTTTGCGTTGTGGCTTGAAATGCGCACGGGGAAAACACTCACGTCGCTGGCAATTGCTAACGTGTTGCAACCCAAACACCTGTGGGTCATCTGCCCCAAGGCCGGCGGCGCAGCGCCCGAGGTGTGGTGGCGCGAGATCGGCAAATGGATGAAGCTCCACAACGGGTTGGATGATACCCAGATCCGCATCGAGAATTACGAGCAATGGGTCGCTAAACGCAAACAGCTCTACAAGGAGGCGAAGAGCCTGTCTGACTTGATGATTGTCTGCGACGAGTCGCACTACATCAAAGCCCGTGGCGCGGCTCGCTCACGCACGGTGCGCCGACTAGGGCGCTTCGCCCGCTGGCGCTTGGCGCTGACCGGAACTCCGATCGCGCAAGGCATCCAGGATGCGTGGTCCCAATTTGATTTTATCGACCCCGCCATTTTCGGTCGGTTCGATAACACCTACGAAGCGGATCACAAAACACTGATCGAAGAAGGCTTCGAGGGCCGCTACCTGATTCGCGGGGGTTACAAAAAGCACGACGTAGTGGGATTCAAGAACGAAGACGAATTCTACCGAAAGTTCCACGCGCACTCATACCGCAAGACGCTGCGCGAAGCGCGCGACAAGCCGCTGATGTTGAAGTACACGGAAGTACCTGTGCAGCTCAAACCGGCTACCCGCGTTGCCTACGAAGAGCTGAAACAGGATCTGATTACCGAAGTCAATAAGCGCACCGTCAAAGTCAAGAACGTGTTAGCGAGCCTCATCAAGCTGCAGCAGGTAACGGGCGGTAGTGTGCTAAGCGCCCCCGAGGAATGCGAGGACAAACCCGTCTTGGTGGATATCAGCCGCGAGAAGCTCTACGCCCTGACGGTGCTCCTGAAAAAAATCCCGCGGGAGGATAAATTTATCGTTATCGCACGCTTTCGGCATGAAATCGACCGCATTGCGGCTGAGCTGGCCCGCGTCGGGTATCGCGTCGGGATCGTACGCGGCGGAGAGCCCTATGACGGCAAGTTCAAACAGGACTGTCTCGTGATGCAGATTCAGTCGGGCATCGCTGTGGACATGTCCGCGGCCAACTACATCATCGGGTACAGCATCGATTTCAGCATGCTCAACTTCGAACAGGCGCGGTTCCGAATACTCGATTTTGAAAAGCCTGTCGGGCACTACTATTTCCTTAACGCTACTGATACTATCGATGAAGACATCTTCTTAGCGATAACACGCAAGAAACACGTAGCGACCCTGATTTGCGACACCTACAGGACGAGAACAACGTGAAAGAAATACCGCGCTATCGAATGAACGGCCAAGCTTTTGCCAACCCAACAACCGAGGGTGAATGGTGCTATTGGGTGGACGTCGAAGCGCTTCAAGCCGAGTTGAATGACGTACGCGCTAAGGCGCTTGCAGCAGTGTGGTCATTGCCCGAAGACGCAAACCACGCTAATCTGCATGCGCTGTACGAAGAGGCTCGCGACGTCTTCCTGGGCAAAGACAAGCAAATCGTCTCGAAGTTGCAGGACGAGCTAGCCTACGCTCGCGAAGCATACCTGCATGCAGTGCGTCCACCGACTCCCGGCGTCAACGCGGTATACGGGGTCAGATCAGACGACAAAGCGGAGCTGCGCTATTCTTTGATGATTACCGGGGTCCGTCGGGCCAACAACGGTGGACTTGAAATCGAGGTGCAACTGCCATGACCGACACCGAACCGCGCCGCATTCGTAAAATTGTTCGCGAACCCGTTAAGGCGCCCTTCTTCGGCCCGGAAACCGGCAACCGACTGCTCAACGAGAAAGAGCGACAGACGGTACCCAAACAAATCGCAGACGGGGTTAACCAGGATTTGCGTATACCGCACTCCACTCCGCGGGTAGTAGAAGGCTACGTGACGTTGCCGCAGTTGGCCGCGCAACTCAATATGCAGGCGCAGCTTGCCCGGCTGTGGGTCAAAGCCGCCGGGATCAAGAAGCCTGCTGACGGACGCTGGCGGTGGAAAGAAGGCTCACGCGAGCTGAGCCGAGTACGCAAGGCGCTGGCGCGGCCGGTGCCGATGAATTCCCCATTGAAGGATAAAACGCAATGACACCTAAAGAGAAAGCAGCTATTTTACTGTGCGCACAAAATATCAGCGAAGCTGCGCTGAGTGTACAGGATACAGCACCCTACGAGAGCGAACAGTACGCTTTGGCAGAACAGATTTATGACCTAGCCAACAAGCTAGAAGAATCGGTGTCAAAATAAGCAACGCACACGCGCTGGGGTTGAATAAATAGGAGCATTCAACATGAGCGAACTGACGACCGTTCAGAAAAACGTGCTGCGTTACGTACAGGAACGTCTGCAAGCGGGTATGCCGCCCACGCGTGCCCAGATCGCGCAACACTTCATGTGGCGATCTGCCAATGCTGCACAAGAGCACTTGGCGGCTATCGCGAGGAAAGGCTACATACGATTGATCGGTGGAGCACGCGGAATTGAGCTGGTTAGCAAGGACCCTATGGTGTGCGTTCACTGTGGGCAATTGCTCCCCCCCAAGAGCGTACCGTGAATCCCGCACCGCCCGAAGATGCGTGGGACTTGCTTAATCGCAAGTTAGCGGAAGGACGAAAAGCAGCGGAGGAAAAACAGATCCAAGACTTTTGGAGCAAGAAAGTTGCCGACTTGCTGGCAGAGCCTGAAGAGTTGCAGGAGAAGCCCCGTGAGCGAAGCTAGCTTTTGGACGTATCTCTCTAAGCTCCTCCCGAAAGAGGGGCATTATTCCCGTATTGAGAGTCACGACACCGCAAGCGGGTTTCCCGATGTGGTCTATACCCTGAACGGCAGCAGCGGCACAATCGAGTTGAAAGACGCCAAGCGCCCCGGCGCAAAGCACCCCTTCAAAGGCGAGAGCGGGTTGCGCAAGAGTCAAATTACCTGGATAAACGAGGAACTAGCCGCGAACGGTGACCGAATATTTCTAGCGCTCCAATGTGGGGATCGGGTGTACCTGCTGGAAGCCGAACTGTATTACGACGAGCTGCACCGCATGACGGAAGACGATATCAAACGTGTTGCTACTGTACACTGGGTGAAAGGCAAGTTGCGCAAAGACGAATTCCCGCCGCTGACCCCGGATATTCGTGATTTGTTGACAGGTACGTTGTGACCCTACGCATTCCTAAAACTGTGTTCGTGCCGTTCGAGTTCGGCCCAGGGAAGCGCCCTCCGGGCATCAAGCGGGATGATCTGCCGCGATTCAAAGAGCCCGAGGAAGCGGCGCAGTACCTGTTGGATAACCCCACCGTAAGTTGGCGCGATGGTAAGCCGGTGTTCCTGCAGTGGCAGGAGCGCCATGAACCAGAGTTGATTAAAGAATTCCTACGCGGGGTAGGGACGCCTGAATGGTTAACGTTGGGGGTAAAACTCTAAGTTAGGCGGGTTCGAGTCCCGCACCTGCGCCGGAGCAGGTAAACGTGACTGGTGGTCACACGAGGGTTTTGACAGTACCCTATCCGGACTAACCCCCCATCTGTGAGGGCTGACTCGCGCCCATCTGTGTCAAGCCCTGCGTAGCGGGAGCTAGCCCCTGTCCCGTCTGCAACGCGTGCGCAGCGAGTCTCACAACCGGGTGCTGCATCGCATGGGGGGAGGCGTGCAACGTGGCGGCGGCAGATGAAGCATCTTTGTTCTTCAGATGCGCCAACGCATTGCGTATTGCGGTGACCGCTTGCGGGGGAAGCTGAGGCACTGCGCCCCCTTGCGCATAATCGCCCTGCTGCGGGGTCGCTGGCTGCGTAGGCCCGGGGTACGTGCCGTCCACCACCGCGTTTTCGTTCGCTTCGCGAGCTGCCTGTAGCTCACGACGCGGGCGGTCGATCATGTAATCTTTGAGCGCCGCGAGTGCATCTTTGACCGCACCGCTCATCCCGGGCGAGCCCGGAGAAGACGAGTTTACTTCACCCCCCGCATCGTAGTGACCCCCGCGGCGTAACGCGGGCATCCGCATTCGTGCCCCGCCCATGTGCTGGTCAATGTTGTGGAGCGTGCCGGCGAGCGGCACATGCGGGGGGCGCATCGGGTTGCCCACCCCCATCGGGTGCCCGAGGTGCGGCATCGATGAGCGCATGGACATGGGGTTGCCTTCGAGCTGTGCGAGGGGGGAAATTGCCCCGCCCGCAGCGTGATGGTGTTGCATAGCGTGACTCAGTAGGGCAGAGCCCTTGTCGGCTTGATTAAATTCGATTGCGACCGCTTGCGACGGGGCATGCTTGAGCCCCGTAGGGTGCCAGCCGTGGGCGATGGCTGCCATTAGCCGAGCCTGCGGTTCGCTGGAGGAGGGCACTACTGCGCCCCCGATTGTTGCAACTGCTGCTGCAGTTGGCTCAAGCGCTGGGCTGCTTGCTGTTGATCCCACGATTGAATCGCCTGCTCGACGGGGGAAGAGCTGCTCACGCTGCCTCCGCCTGCGTACCCGCGGTCCTGTCGATCGAGTGCGGCCCGGATTCGATCCAGCGGGCTGCCAGTTGCCCCGCCCGGGCCTTCGAGGCGCAGATCGCCGGCCACCTTGCGCAGTCGATCGGCTGCGAGCTTGTTCCGAAATGCGAGCTGTGCCGGGGACGGTCCCGGAGATGGGGCGGTCGCGAGTTCCGGCGCGCCGGAAGGAGTCCTAACGGTCGGCTGATTGGGTGACTTCGCCGGGGGGCGGTAAGTGACCGCAGGAGCCCCTATGGGCGGGCGTTGTGTACCCCCCTGCTCTAAAACGTTCTCGAAGGGAATTCCCTCGAGGGAACTTCCTGAAGGGGCAGAGGGGGTTGCGGGGGGCGCGATCGAGAAGTCTCCCCACTTCTGTGGCCCTTGAAAGTCCACGGGCTCTGCGGGCCGCTCTGGAGGCGTCGCGAGCTGCTGACGCAGTGCGGCAAGACGCGCGGCTCCGGGGTGTTGGAGTCCGGCAGCTTGCACGTCCGGCGTAAGCCCTAGATTTTCCAAGGTATTAGCGGTTGAAGCCCCTCCACCCGCATTCACCATGGAGGGGGACGGAAGGCGTAGCGGGGGTCCAGGGAGCGGCGAAGAGGGCGCCAAGTTCCAACCGGTCGGCATTGGCTCTCCTCGCCGGAAGTAGCTGAGTGCAGGGTTCGTATCCGCGGCCGCGGCGAGATCAGGGTTTCCCCGAGTCCGCAACTGTTCGAGCTTCGCGCGGATCAACGGACCTGCGACCGCGCCCGCCATCCCGCCGACGCCTGGGATGCCGGCAGCGTGCCCCGCTAATTCACCCGCCCCTGCGCCCAGCGCAGCCCCGCTGAAATCGAATCCTGCCGCAGCTCCCGGGGGCAGGCCGTTCGCGACGTGCCCCACGATCGCAGCGTTACCGGTCAGTAGCCCGGGGTTCTTCTCAGCCGTGCGCGCGTAGACAGAGGGGTCAAAATGCTCTCCTCGCAGTGCGCCTTGCGCTTGGTAGTTCTTCGCCATGACGGTGCGGGCCGCTTTCCAGTCATCCAAACTAACATCACTATCCTCAGCCTCACCCAGCCGCCTGCCCGCGAATTCTTCGTACGCGTTGGCAAGGCTATGGTACGCATCTCCTAGAGCCCCCTTGTCGGGGTCATCCGATTTCCAATGCGCCTTGGCCCGCTCGCGCGCTTCGCGGATGTTGGCGAACAGCTCATCCCGCGTGAAGTCTGGTTTCGCCAGCATCGTCTCTTGCAGCGCGTCCACATCGGGGGAGCGGGGCAGTTGGCTAGTTTGATCGGGGAGGTTACCCAAATCCGTCTGCAGCTCGGGGTCTTGGGTTAGTTTCTCCGGGATAGCCTCCTCCGCGGCGCGGTACACCTTACCCGGACCTACTTTGATGGCGTTCTGTAACGCAGCCACGCTAGGAGGTTGCCCGGGGACCATCCCTGCATCCTTGCTGATGAGCACATCCGTGATAGCTTGATTGCCCGGGGCGCGCAAATCCATCCGCGTCTTGAGCCCGGTGTACCCGACTGCTTTTCCGACTTCATCAGATGAACGCGCAATTTCCTGGGCCGTGACTTGCTCCGGCGTGAGTGCGCGTGCCCCAGGGATTCCCACCAACGCTGCGATGTCTGGAACGGCTTCCTCAGTCGCTTCGAGCGCCCCACGCGCAGCGGGGGGAAGATTACCTACCGCTTTATCGATAGGCGCAGCAACCGCTTCAGCGCCTTTCTGCGCAAGCCCCATGCCTTGCACCACGGGGTCATTCGACGGGGGTAGCTCAGTAGCTTGGTTCACCGCACCCTGCACTTTCTGCACAGTGTCGGGTCCACCAACTAGTCCCGCAATGCCGCTGGCCGCTTTTCCCCCAAGGCGCACGGCGCCTTGCACGGCGCGCTCAGCCATCCCAACGCCCGGCAAATCTCCAAGAGCCCGCATCACATCCGAGAAATTCTCATCGTGACGCAGAGTCTGTCTACCATCGTCGCCCGTCACTGCATAGAAGCCTGTCGGGGCTTTTCCCCCGGGCGGTAAGGGATCGTAATCTTTCGGTGGACCTGCAGGTAGCGCACTCCCCACAGGCTTTGCAGACGCCAAATCAAACCCCGCACCGACGGGTTGTGCGCTAGCCAAATCGAAGGCCATCAGTGCACCTCTTCGTACTGCTTGCCATCCGGCGACACGTACGCTTGATTGCCGTTTTTATCCGCGTGCAGTGCCCAGCCTTTAGCGTTAGTGGGCGCAGGCGCGCTCGCTGCCGCAGAAGCCCCCGTTGCGGCAGGTTTATTCAACCCCTGCGTCGCCATGTACTGCCCGAGGGTCAAATCAGGGTTCTGCTGATGCGCCTGTTGCAGCCCCGTCACGTCGTGATGCGTGAACGGGATGACCTGCTGTACTTGCCCGATGATGTCGCGCACCGCCTGCTTCTGCTCCTCAGGAATCTTCGGATTAGATAGATTCGTCTCCAAGCCCTTCTCTACAATCTGACGGTACTCCGCCAGCTTGTGCAGCTTGGTGTAGTTGGTATCCCCTTCCCGCAACTCCAGTGCACCGAAGCTGTCCGTCAAGCTACCTTGCGGGGCGAGTCCCGCTGTTTCGATAGTCGCTAAGTTGCGTTTCAAGCCGGGGAGCATTGTCGAGTAGTCCTGCACATCCTGAGACGACAGCTTGTTGGTCAACACGCCTTTAGCCGAATCGAATAGGCTAGTACCAGGAGAGGCGCCCACGCCAAACCACCCGGTGTTGGCCCCCACGGGTAACTCAGTGATATTCTTGATGGCGGCGGCGGCTTCATTAGACGAAGACAACACACGTTGGAACATGATACCGCTACGGGAGTCTAGTCCGGCCCCCTTCACACTGGGGGTTGCATCTCCGTAAGGGGCAACTTTGCCCGAAGACGAATCCAGCATGTACGTCTGTTTGCCGGGGGTACCGTCCGGCATGGTGACGTCGTGCTCAACTAACGAATAATGTGGCGCAGCCGGTTTGGGCGCATCACTAGCGGTTGCCTTCAGCGCGGTATTGAACATGGAGGCTTGCGTACGCTCTTTCAGCTCCTGTAACGCCAATTTTGCTTGCAGCGATTTCTGGTCTACCCCGGAGAGTTGCTGTGCGAGCCCCGTGTCCTGGTTACTCTGCTGCTGTTGGAACTCCTGATTCTGTTGCTTCCAATCCGCTACGGAACCTAGAGCATTGCTCAACTGGTTCGACATCCCGCCCGCATACTTGGACGGCGCCATCATTGCCTGAGCGAATCGCAACCCCAGCACGCTGGGATCCATGCGCTGCGACGCTAAATGCTCGCGAGCCGCTTGCAGCGTCGCGCGGGCTTCCTGCGCATCCGCGTCTTGCTGCTGGAACAGCGCAGCCTCACCGCTGGTATCGACCCCCTCCGGGTGGGCCTTTAAATAGTTGTCCGCCCACGCACGTCCGCTGGGGGAGACCGCAGGAGCTTGCAGGCTGGAGAGTGCCCCCTGCGGCTGCTCATCCGGGCCGGTATCGTCCATGTCATCATCAAGAGCAGCCATTACGCAGCCCTGCGCGCATAGTCGAAGGCGCTACGCGGCTTCGCAAATCGACGCACCGGGCCACCCCGCGCGCCGCCCGCGAGAGCGCTTCCCACAGTGCCGGAATTGAGCCCCGCGTATAGCCCGATCGATTGGCTCAGTGGAGACGCGCCGGTAGACGGCGCGTACGAAGTTTGCGACGTATTAGTCATCCCCGGAGTGTTGGTCGGGTTCGCAGTACCGCTCAGCATCTGAGACATCCAAGACGCCTCTTGGTAGGGGTACTGCTCCTGCTGGTTGAAATTCTGTTGTGCGACGTTCAGATTCTCTTGGTTGAGGTTTTGCTGTTCTCCCCCCGTCGTGTCGAGCGCAGCCGCCCCCTGCAGCCCCAGGCTCTGTCCCGTGCTGGCAAGGCTTCCCATCGTGTTCGCACCCTGCAGCCCCAATGCGCCTTGCTCGTAGCCAATACCGCCTGCGGTCTGCCCGAGCCCGCTTTCCAACTGGGCTCCTTGCAGTCCCGCGGTCTGAGCAGCGGTGTATGCCGAACCCAACGCAGCGTTACCGGTGGATTGGATGCTTTCCGCGAGCTGGTTCGCGCCCTGCGTTTGTGCCAACAAATCTGCGGATGACCCCGACTGCCCCGCCGCAGCGTACTGCTGCGCAATTTGCGGCTGCATTTGGTTCTGGAAAAACTGATTCGCCTGGGTCTCGGCGGCGCCGATGACGTTTTGTGCATAGGGGTTCATTTGCGCCTGAGTCGGCGCTAACGCTCCCTGGATCATGCCTTGCGCTTGCGGCAGGTACCCCAGAGCGCCCTGCAGCGCCTGCGGGTTGGACGCATTTGCTGCGGTGTTTTGCGCCTGACTCAGTGCAGGTTGGTACTGCCCCTGCAGATTTTGTACAGAGTTCTGTGCCTGCGTCTGTTGCGGAGTGAAGCCTGCAACTTGCGGGCCGCCATACGTTTGATACGGTTGGGAAGCCAGCGCTTCGGACTGCGCAAGAACCCCTTGCGTGTACTGCTGCAGCCATGTCGGGACGTTGCTCGCACTCTGGCCGTAATTGGTCCCCTGCGCAGGCGTCTGACCCTGGAACAGAAAGCTCAAGGGGCTCCCGCTGCTCGTCGTCGCGCTGCTCGTCGCGGTCATATCACGGGCTCCCCTTCAAGTATGCCCTTCTATACCGTACTGCCCGGCCTTTCTCTAACGCTTTCAATGCCACAGCGCGGTGTATTGGGTCTTGCATGCGGCGCAAGTTGCCGGAGATATACGCATCTCGTTGTACAGGATCCTGCCACCTAACCAATTGTTGCTGCCTAATAACTTCACGACGTTGTGGCGTCATCTGGTTCAACGCGCGTTCTCTGCAGTCCGCACTAAACTGAGCGCTTCTTTTAGCCCCGCGGCGTTTCTCAGCACTTATAGCAATCATTTCAGGGTCGCGTTTTCGGCCGCGTAATGCGCTTGCGCGTTTCTCTACTGTTTCAGGTGACTGTGGGATACCCCGATGGCTTACGCGCAAGCGCTCTCTAGTGCGGTCAGTTATTTTGAAGCCGCTTTTTCCGCCGGATTGAGAGTTAAAGCCCCCCGGGTACAAACAATTCAAGTCTCGTATGTAGTTCTGCTCAAGAAGATCAGCTTTGTCCCTGCAAAGCGTAGTGCGTAGTTCGGTAATTTTAAAGTCTGCTTCTCCGCCCTCTTGAATAGCCTCAGCCAACTTGCCATGTTTCTTACTCGGCACTTTATGCCCCTGCCATCGGCGTAACGCAGAGTTCACAGTGACTCCTACATAGTTTTTGCCTGTAGAAATTTGTGTTACTAAGTAAACCGTAAATACCCGCTGACTCATATTTTTCCCCGCAAATAAGTTTCTGGCGGTTTAGCGGCACTGTTCCCTATAGGGTGTTTGTTTGACGCCATAGCTTTTCCAACTGACTTACGTACGCGCTGTTGCAGTTTATCCAGGGCACGTGCGCCGGCTTCATTAGAACCGTTGCCTAAAGCACTTACTACATGTGCCGGCATAACATACTCGCCACCCGATAGCTTGGCGTCGATATCGTCAGAAGTACCATCGCCGTGCCCTGGATCGGGTACATAGTCATCACCTTGAGTCGAGTCAAAGGGACCGCCTGCCGCCATGACCGGTCGCGGACCTTGCGGAATGGGTTGGATGTTGCTTTGCGGAACCCCTGGAGCCCCTGACATGGGCGGTTGCGCACTGGGTGCGGGAGACGACGCAGGAGACGCACTCGCCGGGGATACCCCCGGAATGCTGGGCAATTGATTATTGCTGAAAAAACTCTGCTCTGGCCCTTCGCCGTACGTGTACCAGTTAGCGACATTGGGCTGCGTGTAGGAGCGCGGTGACGTCGGCGTTGCGATAGAGGGGATTGCACCGTAGCCTGCCGGCGTAGCGGGCGCAGAGGCAGACTTGTTACCCCCCAGCGCCGCTGCGATCAACGGCGCCAAAGCGCCGTATTGCTGCACAAGCTGCCCCATGGAGGACACCCCGAGGGCACTGCCCAGCCCGCTCAGCGCCCCCCCGGCACCTAAAACACTAGAGCCGCCTCCATTCGTTCCATAGTACGTGTTGGAATTGGACGAAGATGGGGAATTCGAATAGTTACCCGTCCCATATGCCGAGGGTTGACCCGAGGGGCTTCCAATATCTACCGGGACGCCCTCTGCAGGGGTTCCCGCACCTTGCAGCCCAGAAGCGGGGGCAGTTGCAGGAGGTGGCACGTAGAAGTTGAATGGCGTATTAGGGTCGGGAGCGGCTGCTTGACTGTAATATCCCACCCCGCCGCCATCATCGAAATGGCGCGGCCGATCCGCAAATGACCCTTCGTACAGCTTTTTGATCCGAGCCCGTAATTCAGGGTTTTGCACAGAGCCTCCACTTTTAGCCATCATCGTCCCCGACGCAGGTTGAGTTAATCTAGGCGCAGTTGCGCCGGACGCTGCTGAATTAGCTGCTGCAGGCGTAGCCGCCGCCTGAAATGGGCTGTTGGCGTAGATGTTGGAGAACGGCGAATCGCCACCGACTGCTTTCCAGTCCTGTGCGGCATCCCCCGACATGTACTGACTCGTCATGTCTTCCAACAAGCCCTGATTCGTGGCCGCGTACGCAGAACCTACGTTCGAGTACCCAGACCCCATCGCGTTAACGTAAGGGGCCACTACGTTGGTGTACATCTCCTCTGGTGTCCAACTCGCCATCGTAGGGTCAGCTTCAACCGCATTATTGATGTGCTGCGTTAGAGCATCCGTAAAAGATTGCTCCCCCATCCGCCCGAATTGTTGGTATTCAGGCAGCGTAGAAGAGCGGTCGTCCATTAAGCCTGCGAGTTCCAAGTAGGGGTCTTGCGCGCTTGCCGCCACGTTCGGGTTGTTCTGGTTCGCAGACGTCGCGTTGATGACGTTCTGTACGTCAGCCGTTTCAGGGTCTTTCTCGCCGGGTCCAAGAAGGGAAGACAGCGCACCTACCGCAGCGCCGCCCAACGCACCGATCGCAGTCCCAACCACCGGGACGACTGAGCCTATTGCAGCGCCAGTTTGCGCTCCCGCCAGGGCATCCGAACCCGTGCCCCCGGACTGCCAGTTTTTGACTTCATCGTACGCATCCAGAGGAATCAGCGCAGCGCCCCCCGCGGTGCTCAGCGCAGTATCCCCTGACGCCAGTCCGGCCAACTGGAGCCCCGAAGCGCCCGCACGAGTGTCTCCTTGCCAACCCCCCTGCTGCAGCCCGGAGTAAACCCCTAGCGCATCCAGTGCGCCCGTAGCCCCCGTATTGAGCGCTGAGTTGCCGGAAAGCTTGCCATAGAGATTCGCGGCGCTTAGTCCAGAGCGCGCCTCCCCCAGGGGGTTGCCTGAGGTGAGCCCGCGGTAGATGTTGTAACCTGCAATCCCGGGCTGCACGTATTCTGCGGGGGTACTCATAGAGGCACAGCCTGCACAAACCGCTCTGCCCACGGAAGCCAGTGCACAAAACCCCGCGGGTCAGGGGGTGCCAATGCAGCTACCTTCGGCAGCGACAGAATGTTATACGCCCATCCCCGCCAGTCCTGTCCTTGCAGTCGTAGGGTAGGCCCTGAGCTGGCTAACGCTAAGTTCACCGCATCAGTCCACTGCGTCAAGGTCAAATGTCGCGGGTCGATCACTGGGTATACCGCCCATCGGTTTCTTCCAAATGCGCCAGCGTATGCCCTAGGGTGTAGTCCCCGCCCGGAACGTTGCTCTCGAACTGAAACGCTAGGAGCCGCGCATTCTGCTTGAGCGTTGTGAGTTCTTGGTCTGGAGTGGCAATAACCGCAGGAATGTTGACAGGGGTCGAGGCGACTTGCGGCTCCCGCGCATTAGCCCGCGAGAATACCGTCACGGACAGGTTCGTAGCGTTGGCTCCAATCGGCGTGAAATCCGCCTCCACGAGCGCGACGCGGTATGCCTTGTCCTTCGCGGGAGTTTGAGTGACTGGAGAGTACTCCGCAGTTTTGAAGTAAGAGCGCACGGGGAGCGCGCTTCCCCCGATAACTTTGTCCGTACCCGTCTCGTGCTGCCACAAGGTAAACCCTGTCGCAGTCGTGGTCAGATCCGTAAAGTACGGCTTGTTGAACACGCGAGGTGCTGTACCCGCGGAGCGGCTCCCCCCACCCACCCCGCCCACTGGATCGGGAAGCGGTGTGTCGTACCATACGTTGAGGTAAGTGTTAAAAATCAGTGCCCAATTGCACTCCGTAGCGCCGAACAAAGGCGCGCACCACCAGATTTCCCCGAACGACTGCACCTTGACTGCAAAAACTTTTTCCCGAAAAGCGAAGTTCAGGTTTTTGAAGAACCACTCGACGTTATAGGTGTTGGGTAATTCACGTACCACACCATTAAACATTGAGAAATGGTCCACCTCGGGCCAATAGTACAGGCCGTCGAACTCCACAATAGCCTGTGCGGAAAGCACCGAAGTCTCCGCGGAGATCGTGTTGAAATTGAATGGGATGCCTTGCAGCAGGCTGGGGTTGTACGTCATCACCACCAAGTCGGCGAGTGTCCAAAAGATCGCCGCAGGGCCACCTGAGCCGTTGCGTAACGGGAGCCCCTTGACCACTTTCTGATCTGAGATGAATGCAGAGTTAAACGTAATGCCCGGGGTGATGTTGTTGATAGGCGAAACATCGATACGACCGAAGTTGCTGTACCCAATCAGATAAGGTGCAATCGAGACAACCCCTCCGCTAACGTTGGGCATGCCAGTTACGACAAGCGGGGTTGTCATCGCAGCCGGGCCGTAGAATATCGGGGTTTCTATGGCGTTAGTAATGTCAGTCAGGTTCTGCCCAGGGTTACCGATAATCGTCGTCTGCCCAGATACCGTGTCGTAAAACTGGTCAAAGCTCCACAGGTTGTTTCCGTTCGGCGTAAACCCAGAAAGCGGCGTACGATCTGCTTGCGCTCCAGGGTTTCCGAACATGTCGGACTGCACTTGGGTGACGAAGCTCGGGGAGCCTAGGTGCGTGTAATTGGTGCCTTGCGAGAAGTACGAGTCTATCCCGCGCACGGCTTCCGGCAAGTTAGATGTAACGGCTTTGTAGCCAGCTATTTTGCGCGGCAAGCCGCGACGGTTGAAGCGACACCACAACCCGTCTTTGTACTCTGAGCCCTCAAATAGCGTCCCGTCGCGCTTAATACCGGGTTGCGACTGAATGCGAAAAGGTTGTGGAGTGGGCATGTTAGTTGCCGAAAACCGGCACCCACCCAGAAGTAATCCCCAGAGCCACTTCAATCCACCCTATTACGCTGTTAGCGCCTCCCGGCTTATTGGACGACAAGGTGGGTACACCGCCCCCTGTTTGAAAATAATTACTACCGAATTGAATAGCGACCGAGGAGCTACCACCGTTCACCAAGCTGATCGGGACAGCCGCCGCGGTGGGGGTAAACGTTACATTGCCGTTCGCTGCAACATTCATGCGTACGTTACCGCTGACGGTTACTCCCACATTGCCGGCGCTGGGGAGATAGAGTCCGCTGGTCGCGTCCGCCAAAAATGTCACGGAAGGCGCCGCGGCGGTACCACTAATCAACTCTACCCCGTTGGCTCCTATCTGGATAATTTCGACCCCCGCGCTGGAACCTCCGATGAGACCCGCCCCCACGCGGTACCACCCAGTCGTCGTGTCGGGTAGGAACGCATAGCTCGGGTTGGCCGCGGACCCCGCGATGGTCTCGATCCCCAAGCTCGAAAATTGAGCGACTTCAACCCCGGTACTGCTAACCCCAACGATTCCTGCGCTAACCCCGTAGAGCCCCGTTTGCGGGTCACCCGAGGCGCCAAAGTTGATGGATGGCGCGCCTACCGCTCCCCCCGCAAAGGGTTGCTGCGTGACCGCAGACAGCACGTTGGTCCCGTCGCAGAACAGGATAGAGCGCGTCCCATCCGGTACAGTGACCCCTGTGCCACCCGCATTGATCGTCAACGTAAACGCGCCAGTCGTCTCATTGTCTACCCAATACTGCTGTACCGTCGTAGGCACTTGGACCACGAAATTGGCCGTTAGCGCCCCCGTGAAACGGTACGCGACGCGGTTGAGCTGCACCCCAGACAATACCAAGGGGCTGCTAAGCCCCGTCAGGCTGATGATGAGAAAGTTGAAAATAGAGTTGATCTGTTGCCCAAACCCCAACGTGTAAAAATTGGCGCCGTCGTAGATGACGAATGCGGAGTTATCCAACGAAAAGTTGAGGGAAGCTTGACCGTCTATGAGTCCTGAAGACGGAGTAACTGCGACGATCCCCGTCCCCAAATTCTTAACTGCACAAAACCAGCCCGCGGTGATATTCGCGTTGAGGGGAAGGGTAATCGTTCCAGCCCCGCCCTCCCACTCGATGATCCTAGCGCGGTCTACTACCGTCGATTGGTAATTGACATTTTGTACGTTGGTGACGTAGTTCTGCTGGAGCGCATTCACCAGTGCCGAGAGTCCCGCACCTGCCAGCGTTGCCGCATTCGCGTTAGACACCCCCGCACCGTATTGGAATACCCGCCAAGTCCCCTGCAGTGTCGAATTGTCTGCGAGGTAAAGCTGCCACGCCTGCCCAGAAGCGGGCGCCATTAGCACGTTGCCCTGTGCATCCAACAGGGTGAAAGTATTCGCACCGACGTTGTTAAAGAGAGCGCAATACCCGTTGCTGACCTGTCGCGCATCCGAGAGCTGAATAGTACTGCCAGGTATAGTTGCGCTGACTTCAATAATCTCAGCGGCCGCAGGCGAGATTATATTCGACTCTAAAGGCCACCCCAAAATAACGTTGGTAGTAAGCGATAAAGACAGAAACGTAGGGATAGCAGGAGCAACTACGTTACCCCCAAATACCGTACTATAGATGCTCCCCGCCATGGCTCAATCCTCGTTGCGCACAGCGGCGCGGTCTACCGAGCGCATCAAGTCTTCCTTCTCCAGCATCGTCACGGCTTCTTCATAAAGCGGCTGCCACGTAGCGACACGCTCGTCATTCTTCAGGAATGGCGTGCACTCCAGCAGGCAGCGGTACAGCAATGTTTCCGGTGCGTAATTTGTCCAAAAGTTGGTCTGGTTGGACGAGTCCAGGAGCTGCGGCAAACCGTAGTAGAGGATCTGCCAAGGGTACGCAATCGGCGGCGTTGGCACGATGAGCCAGTGAGCATAATCATAGTCTGCGTAGTATTGCGGCTGCGCTGTCTGCGTCAGATCCGGCCAGTAACTCAGACAGTATTCGTAATTGCGCGCAAAAATAGGCGTCGCGGAGTTCTGCGCTGGGTCAGCACTCGTCGCGACGCCAAAGCTCATTGAGATAGTCCGACGCCACCCGTTAGGCTTGGTATATACCGCGCTGTTAGCGGCTAGATTGCCGACAATCGGGATGTTCATCCCGAGGATCTTCAACCGCCGCGCAATCGCCCGCTCCGCGTTGTTGATGAGCAGCGGGAACTGGTTGAACACGACCGGGTCCGTCGTACCCGTGCCGCGCTCCAGGTAACTCTGCAGGGTAGCGATCAGTGCCGTGAAGGTAGTTGCTACGGGCACTGGGGGCTATTTTCCTGCGTCGCTGTCTAGCGGGTTGGGTAGTGGAGGTGCAGGCTGCACACGGGCCTGCAAGACCGCTTCCTGCTTGGCCTTCTGCACCTCTCCGATGGTCTGCGCCAGCAACATGAACTCCCCCCATCGCGGGTCATTCCTGGATAAGAGCAGCGCTTCAATCGTCGTCAATGTTTGCAGAGAAAGCATGTTCGTCCTTCAGTGTAGCGAGCCTAAGTGACCGCCCTGTACGTACTGCAGCAGCCAGACCAGCAGAATCACGCCGATGATCACGTAGATCACTACTTTGACGATCTGCGGGATACCGGGCACCTGTCCGATACCCCACAAGATCAGCCCGATGATGCAGATAACAATGAAAACCGTCAGAAGGGTACTAATCATGACAACCTACTTTGCCGCAGCAATTTTGTTGATCGTGTCGGACTTCGCAGCGCTGCCCGCGCTGCTACCGAAGTAGAAACTGATGATCCCCGCCCACGCGGTGCTCAAGGAGCCCATCAGCACTAGAAGAATGTCACCCCCCGCGGTGGGTTTCCCGTATGCCACGAGATACCCCAGCACCCCGAAGAACCCGCAGGTGATGAAGTACGCCAGGTACCGCGGGGTCGAGTCGTGCGTGGCGATTTCCAGCGCCCGCGCGTTCGCCGTGTCGTCGAACGACAATTTCTCCTCACTGATCTGCAGATCCTTCATTTTCTCCTGCAGCTCCGCGTCCGCTGCTTTGAGCTTGACCAGGATGTCCGGGTCAGTGGACGTGATCGCCGCCTCCTGAGCCGCAGGGTCCGTCGTACCGAGAGCCTTGGCGAGTAGACCCCCCGCCAGTCCGCCGAATGGGCCACCCAGCGCGGTACCCAGAAGAGGAGCAACCGTCGCCAGGATCTGTTTTGCCGCAGTGCCAAAGCTCATACAACCCCCGTCAAGAGTAGTTTTGCTAATGTTGCGTAACGCCCTGCAAGCTCAGGGTTCTGGACATGGCACTGCGCCGCAGCCGCCGTCCAATCTTGCGCCTCAAGCGCATCGATCATCGAATGAAACCCGAGGAGACCGCCCAGCCCCGAATTGACCGAGATGTCCAAGCACACCCCCTGACGCACCTCATTGAGCTGCGCGTACCAAGGCAGCTTGCTCAGCTCTTCATGCCGCTCTTGCATTTGTTCGCGCAGGAGTGCCCCAGCCGCGCGCTTGCTGATTCCCGCCTCGATGTTGAAACCGAACCCAATCGTTTCGATCCCGCGACTATCGGTGTACTTGAGCGCACGAAACCCTTCTTCCTGACACACGCGGGGGAAAGCTTGATCGACTGCACTCATCTAGGGTTATCCCGTTGATCCAAACGACCCTTAGCCTCAGACGACTCCGCGGTCAACTTCAGCAATCTGTCCATTTTGCCATTAGTGGACAGATGTAGCTCATCTAACTTGACGTCTTGTTTAGACAAATGGGCTCCAATAGCTTCTCGACTCGCCCTAGCGTTCAGCGCGTCTGCGCGAGCCCTAGTAAGCGTTACCCACGTGGTGCCAAGCTGTGAAATAATCACAGAGGCACCCGTGAGCACGGCTGTCCATTCAGCCGGAGTCATACGTTACTTGAGGGTCTCAGCCGCCCAGAGGAACACGTCGTTCGCAGTCTGGATCTCCTGCTTGGTCCACGAGTTCGAATCCTTCTTCAAAATCGGGTCCAGTGCCTTGAGCTGTACCGGCGACAGCTTGGTATGCACCAAAGGGCTCACCAGAGTCTGCTTGAGTACCTCAGCCGTGTTTGCCGCATTGATGATGATGATCCCGCCACCACTTCCGCCTGACATATTGATATCTCCTTTAGATAACCTAACCGCAATAGCCTCCTCCGGAGGCTTCAACCCTGCATGGATGAACTTTGCATCCAGCTCCAACAAATAGTACTCCAGCATGCGCGTTTCGCGCTCTGCCCAGTACGCCAGCATTCCTGCAACCCCCGCCGCTACTATAGCGATTGATGCGAGGGTCTTTTCCGAAAAAATAACCGTCTGCCTATTGGCTTGAATGTGTGTTTGTCCCGGCGCCTCTTGCTCCAGCTTCACGACTCGAACCGCCAGTTCTGCCGCTTTTTGCGGGGCAGCTCAAGCTTGCGCATGACATCGTCCAGCTCGTAGTCGTGAACTCTCAAGTCTTCCCCGTGCACCGCCAGCAGCCCGTGGGCTTTCTCTATTTGAGTACGCGCATCCTCCATGTGAAACTCTAGCTTCACCAGCCCGATCTTCATCCCCATATACGCGCCTAGCAGCCCCCCGGAGAGCCCAACAACCAGACTGATAAGAGAGATGACCCACTGGTACGTCCCCATGCTTTGCTACTTAGGTAACCGCCGCTTTAACTCGTCAATCTCTTTCTGTTGCTCCTGGATTGCTTTGACTAATACCGCGGTGAGTTGCATGTAACGTACCCCGCGCGGGGACCCGTTATCGTCTACCGCGATCAGTCTAGCATCCACTTTCTGCACTTCCTCAGCGATTAGACCAACTTGAGGACCCAAGTGCTGCGGGTTGAATTCGGGCTTCAAATTGTAAGAAACCGGCCGTAACGACATGACCGTGGGCAATCCACTTATAAGAGGCTTGATGTGCTGCTTTATGCGGCGCGTAGAAGCCAGACAAGCTACCGTGGTATCCACAGTTAGGTTGCCACCGGCAGTCCAGCACACCGTGCCTGTAGTCGCAGCGCTTGAGCTTGCGAGGGACGGCAGCGATACCGCACCTGCGCTAGTAATGGAGAGTCGCGAGGCGCCTCCTGTCGAGTCAAAAATATCCAACGTGCCAGTAGCCAACCCGCCGTCGCGTATTTGGTAAGCTCGCGCGCCGGCATTCCCATCTGTGAGCTGTATTCTTGCCGCGTCGGATGAAGCCCCAGTGACCCCGAGGTTAAGACTGCCTGAGACACTATTAATTTGAAGAGCAGTAACCGCGGCGGTGGGAGTATCAATCGTTGCGCCGCCAGTAGGCCCGATGCGTACCCGCTCCACCCCGTTCGTACCGATAGAAATAGCGGCGCTAAAATTTGTCCCGAGAATACCCGCAGGAGCCACGCCCCCCGTAAAGGTAGTCACCCCCACGTTGGTGTTGTCGAATCCGATGAGTAAGTCATTACCCGAAGTGACGCCCTCGAACTTCAATTGTGTCTTAGCCGACGTACCCGTATTCGTATTCACGAGTCCGTTGAGAAAATTAGCGTTAGCCGTAGAGGTACCTAAAAATCCCCCGTTTAGGGCTACTGAGTTACTAAATACCCAGGTACCCGTCATAGTTGGCGAAATACTCTGCGAGAGCGGCGGTGCGCTATCCGAGGTCATGAACGTGGTTGCAGTGCCGTTGACCGCGGTCAACCCGACAGTCGCCGTGGGGTTAGCGCTAGCCACCGTGTTACAGCCAAAGACATGCGAACTAGTAGAGTACGAAAGCCCTTGGTTCACCGCGCTGCAATTGTTGATATTGACTGCTGCGGGGTCGGTAGTAGCTCCCCGCCCCTGCAGCACGGTATCCAGCGCCATCGCCGCGACATTACCGACGTTTGCCGCCGCTTCCCCGAGCAGCACGGTATGCGCGGGTAGGGTAGCTAATCCCGTCCCCCCTTGGGCTACTGGAAGCTGGCTGGTGCTGAGAACTCCACCATTCGTAGTAGCCCCTAGGTTGATCGGGGGGACATCCGTCAGCGCCAAAAGACTCCAAGCCGGAGCTGCCGAAACACTTCCGTTCCCCGTTTGTGTCAAAAAGTTCTTTGTCGCGGTTGTATTGCCCGACAGTGCAGTCATGGTATTAGCTGCGCTGGCGTACCAGATGTCTCCTAAAGTATCGAGATTCGGCAACGTAACAACCGACCACCCCGGCGCAGTAGCCACCCCCTTTGAACGTAGGTAACTACCCGTCGCAACATCGGACAGTTGGGTCAGTGATGTGGAAGACGCTGCGGTCAGCAAATCACCAATTGTATAGCTGGCTAACCCGGTACCCCCGTTCGGGGCAGTCAGCGGGGTCCCCAAGATCACTGAGGCAAATGTTACATTCGAGGCGGTTCCAATCGCCTGCGGAGTCGAAAGCGTCAAGCCCCCCAGTGCACCCCCATCTGTCAGGATGATTTCGTTAGCCGTACCGACCAGCGTACGCGAATTAGGAATCAGCGCGTTAGGCGCTTCCAACAAATAAGCCGCACTGAGTGGCGCAGAAGTCGCGAAAATATTAGTGATCGCGGTTTGCTTGGTCGCGCCCGCCTGCGTCATCGGCACAATTTCCGCACCGCTCAGGGGCAGCGTCGCCGGAGGCAGCTTCGAGATCGGGAATTGCGCCAGGGCAGGCAGCACCCATAAAAGCCCGAGCAGAATAAGCAACTTTCTCACGGTAGATCCAGAGGGCCGGGGGCCACGTCAATATCAATGTATTGGCCGCTTTCGGTCAAAATGGGCTGGCCGCTTTCAGTCACCAATCGCCGCGCCAGGACATCGAAGACGGGCAACGGCGAGTCATTAATGCCGGGCACCGAGCCGTACGGCGCCCCGTCATGGATCGAAACGTCTGGTCGCACGAACGGCAGATTGATATCCTCCGTCTCACGTGCGGGCAAGCGCCACGGGTCCAACACGTCCAAATCGTCCTTGCACACCATGAGACCTGGAGAATTCGGATCAGAGGACAGCTCAGCCAACGGTAACTTCGCACTGCACCGACCGCAGAGCGCTACACCAAAGGTAGGCTCGCCAGTCGTATCCACAAAGTAAGCGGGAGATTTCATCGTGTGTATGCGCGTATCATGGGCCGCAACATGATGGGGGAAGAGTCTGTTTCCGAAGCCCAGCCCTCACTCCAACGGTCCTTGTCCTCCTGCAACAGCGTCGTCTTGTCCAGATCACTCATATCCTTTGCCACTTCAGGAATCATGAGCATCAGCTCCTTAGCCAAGCGTGTGAGCACTGCGAGAAACCAGCGCTGCGGCACCTCCACCGTCTGGGTAAGCGTACCGACGTCCTGCACATACCGCTGTGTATATAACACGATCTGCGAGTACGTGAACTGTGCCGCAGGCGCCGGCCAAAGTGTCAAAGTCGGCTGGGGCTGAGTCTTGTTGTACCAGAACTGCAGCGGGCGCCCCGTGAACCACTTGTTCGGCAGGTTCGCGTAGTTGTCGCGGTTGATCTTGGCAATCGGGATTTCCTGCGGGGAAGACCCCGTGACAAACTCCGTCACGTTGAGCGTCGTACCCCCTGCCGCCAGTAAGCGTACGTACAACACGCCAGACTCCGGAATCCCCTCCACATCAGTCCAGAACCACTGGCCCGCGACGACGGTAAGCGTCGTGTTGGAGTACACTGTCGTATAGTTGATGCCGTCGTTGGACGTCTGGATAGCGACGTTCCACACCGCACTGGCATTGGGGAGGATCCCGAATACGACGGGCTGCCCGGCCGCGAGGTACTGCACCTGAAGAAACCCATTCGGTGCAGTCTGTACGCAGGCGGTCGCAAGGTTGTTATCGAAAGCATTCGCTGCGGCGCCGGTAGAAGAGCTATACGCCGCGGACGGCCCGAGCTGCAGTTGTGTAACACTACGCAAGTTGGCATTGAGGATGTCAACCGTCCCCAAGGGGGCCAGGATGTCCTGCGTAGCATCATAGACGGGGAGGATGACCTTCGTAACGGCCCACAGCGCGACGCCTTTGGACGCCAGCGTCGAGAGCGCGAGGTACAGCAAGTCCTGCGCGATCGAGAGGTACTCGCCCGTGATCTTCTGCGGCGGGAGCTGGCACCGACCGAAAGCCCTATCGATGAGCTTCCCGGTATTGAAGACAGTCGTGCTGACGGTGCCCGAGGTACTCATGCGCGCTCCAGAAGTAGAGCGCGCCTACTGCACGGATGCGCGGCACACTGCGCGGGAAACCCCGCGTGAGAGAGGAGCCTAGCCGCTTGGGCTAGGCGTTACAAGCTTAGCGAACCTTGCCGCCGCGAGCGGCAGTCATGGGCGAAGGTCCCGGCATGGGCATGGGATGACGCATAGGGAGCTGGGGGCGGATCGGAAGCCCCCGAGGACGCGCCTGCAACGGCGCCATGCCCCCAGGACCGCCCAACGCCCCCTGGGCACCCATAGGGGGCTGCCCCCCCATGAAAGGCCGCTGGACAGCCCCTCCAGGCGCGTACAAGGCCCCTCA